GTTTTAGAAATTCTTAAAAAGATTAAATAAGTCATAGGAGGATAAAAAAATGACTAAAATGATTAACAAAACCACTAAACTCTACGCAGACGACAAATTCGCCATCACCACCACCGACGGAAGAAGACTCCGTCTCGTAATTGAACAAGACCAGTTCTCGGACGACCCGCGTTCGTGGGATAACCTCGGAACAATGCTTTGCTGCCATCGCGATTACCAACTCGGCGACTGCAACAGCAACAGAGAAACCGAAGAACAACTCGCGGAAATCTGCCGCAAGTACGGGAAAAGCGACGAAGAAATCGACGAAATGTCGTTCGGAGAGGAAGTTCGCTTCATTCTCGATCAACCCGATGTTTGCGGTTTGCCGTTATGGCTTTATGACCACAGCGGTATCTCGATATCGACGGGTCGCGTTTGCTCGTGGGATTCGAGCTTTATCGGACTCATCTTCGTCGAAAAGGATTTCTACCTCACAGAGACGTGCTTGAAAGACGAAGAAAACTGGAAAGAAAAGGCAAAGAAAACGCTCGAAGGCGAAATCGAGACTTATAGCGATTTCCTCGAAGGGAATGTTTATCAGTGGACGCTTTACGAACCGACCGTCGTAATTAGACAATCGATGGACGGGAATGAACTAAGCCGCGAAATAGACGAAGAAGGCGAAATGGTCGATTCGATGAGCGGGTTTTATAATCCGACGTTGGAAGACGTGGAAGAATACTTCGACTTCGAAATCGCAGAAATCGAACAAATCGACTAAAAAACTTGGTTGTGCTACCGACCACATAAACGGGCAAAAATATTTTAGGAGGTACGTAAAATGACGTACAGAGAACAATTAAACAAGGTAAACGAATTAGGCATCAGCATCTGCAACTTGGAAGTTGCGAACGAATTAGACGCGGTTTTAGACTTCGATTACACCGAAGAGGAATTCGAAAGTTTATGCGCATTCGGCGTTAGGATTTATCTCAAAGCCGAAACAATGACAACTGACGCAATCGTGTATTGCATCAACGATTTAGTAAACGAAGAAGGCAAAACGGTCGAAGAAATTCTCAAAATGGATAAATGGGATTTCATCGATAAAGCATCTAATTGGTTAAACTAACGCATAAGGAGGTAATAAAAAAATGCGTAAATTTACAAATAACGAAATTGCGGAAATCCGCAAAAACATCAACAATGGGAAAATCTACGTTCCCGTACAAAAGAACGGTAAGGCGTTTGGAGGAGCAATCTTCCATTCGCCATATCCGTCAAAGTTCATCAGTTGGCGGTATTACGGACAGTCGGCAATCAAAGACACCAACGAACAACTCCGCTGGTTACTCGAAAACATCTTCGACGATTGCGAAGATATCACCGAGGCGGTTTGGAACGATTATCTCGTCGATTACGTTCCGTTGAAAGACGAGTTGGTTTTAGACCGCAAAAGACAACCGCATATGAAACTCGAAAACATCAAAATCGAGGGGCGAATCGGCACTTGGTACGATATCGACCATTTGACGCATAACGGCGTAACATACGTGCTTTTCGAAAGTGAAATTTGGGGCGGCGACGCAGAAGCCGTTGTAATCAAATACACAGACGAACGCACGAACAAAGGCGAAATACCGAAATCGTGCGAAACATGCACTACGATGGACGACATCGAAACAGCTCTCGAAGACGAAGAAATTCTCTAAAAAACAAAACGGTCGGGGTCGCAAAGTCGACTCAAAACCCCACCCGACCGTCCCGAAAGGGAAAGGAAAATATTATGAAAACTTTTTACATTTCAGTAACAGAAACGCTCAACAAAATCGTCGAAGTACATGCAGAGGACTCGACCGAAGCATTACAGAAAGCAGAAGACGCTTATTACAACGACGAATTTGAACTCGATTATAACGACTACGTTGACGCGCAGTTCGAAGACGATACGAAAAAAACGCTTGAAAGCTACGACAACGGCGGAATGCCGAAATATTACGAAGTGAAATAAATTAAAAGGAGATTATAAAATATGTTAACCAAAAAATCAGAAGAAAACATTAAAGACATTATCATTGAAATTTATGAGGAGGAAGCAGAATATCAAGATGAAGATGAGGATTTTAACGATTTTTACATTTTTGTATCCACAATAACCGATTATGGATATTCGATAGATGAAATCAAAGAATTTGCAGCAAAATATGGCATTGAAATCAATCCCGATGACGGAAATCCTGACGACGAATATGATTTAGGATTCGGCTCTCTCGAAGTAAACGAAGCAAAAATAGAGGAATTAATGGATTTATAAGGAGATAACAAAATGAAAGCAAAACTCGAAAACGGAACAGTAAAAGTAACCAATTACGATGACGGTATGGCGGAGGGAATCCGCCTTATCCTTACCGACAAAGACGGGAACGAAAGCGAAATTGCTCTCGATATTCTCAAAGACACGGGCGAAGCAAGAGCGGTAATATACAAAGTCGGCTCGGATGAACCCGATGAAATAATTACATTAAACTAAATGGCAAAGGAGGTAAAATAGCCATGACATTAAATAACAATCAGTACGAATTTGTACTCAACGTTCCCGAAGACTGGTCGGAATACGACGAAAAACGCGAAAGAATTCTCGAAGATCTCACGTGGAAATTCGACAAAGATTCCGCCGTAAAAATGCTCAAAATCATCGACTGGAACTGGTCGGATTTCGAAGGTAAGACAGCAATTCTCATTAGGGTCGAAGGCACGAAATGCCTGACTTGGATAACTGACGAATTCACACCGATCGAATGTGCAGAAAAGGTTTTCCCGTTCGACGAAAAGCAGATTTATCCGCAACAAAGAGCAGAAATGCAAATTTGCTTCAAAAGATATTATTAAAAGGAGGTACTCTATGAAAATATATAGAGATGAAAGTTTAAGCAATTTTGAATTCTGGTCGGGAGCGATCTCGAACGCAGAAGAATTTACACTCGAAGAGCTCGATCGCATCGGCGACGAACTCGAATCGCTCGACTGCGAAGGCAATGGGTATGACGAAACCGAAATCAACGATATGATGTGGTTTGAACCCGAGCGTCTCGCAAGCCTCATCGGTCTCGAATGGGACACGGAAACAGGCAAAATCGTTAGATAATCGTCAAATCACGATTAGACAAATCTGAATTAGGCACTCCTCGCGAAAGCGTTGAATGGGCTTAGACGTCCCTGTCGAAGTGGTAAAGCGTCTGGTGGGCAAGCAAGCCTGCGGTCTCGTACAGCAATCCGCAAATTGCAAAATAAATTTTTAGGAGGAATTCATAATGGAATTCAACAGTATTTACAAAAATGGCAAACCCGATTACTTCTTCATCACGATCGAAGGCGACGAAAGAGCGTTCGTTCAACCGTATTTCATCGTAACCGATATCGACCACAAAAGGCGTGGAAGGATAACTTATATGGAAGTTCTTCAAAGTTTTGGAAACTTCACGACTTATTACGGAAAGGGTCGTCACGGTTACGGTTACTCGTTCTCGCACGACATTTACGGTGAACTCATCGATATCATTAGAACGTTATACAAAAACGATCTGACCGATGCCGAAAAGGAAGAGTTGAGCAAAATCAACACGCACGACGATAAATTGGTTTTGTCGGAAGGATTGCTCGCACATTTGAAAGAGCTGAATGAAAAGGCTCTTGAAGAAAAATGGAAGAAGATGGGCTTATAACCCATCTTTTCTAAATAAAAATTGGAGGTTTAAAATATGAACAAAATCACATTAGCACAACTCAAAGAACAGCAGCAAATTTTGTCGCTCGACGAATATTTAAACATGGATTCGCAGCACGCAGAAGACGTCGAAAGATTCAGAGACATCTTCCCGAAATCAGTCGAAGCAATTGAAAAGCTACCGACTGACAAAATCTATGTAAACACAGAAGATCTCGAAGGCGGCTGTTTCGCGTTTGAGCGTTACGGATCGGTGCGTGCTTGGGCATATATGGCTCTCGAATGGGCATATATGGACGATTACGACGAAGAGGCTGAACCCGACGATTGGAATACGGTAAACGTTTATCGATTGTTTGCTGGGTTCAAAGCGGACAAAGTAATCGACACAATAAACGAATATTGGCAAATCGAACTTGCCGAATTGGAGGTATAAAATGCAAATCACAAATCTCGAAGAATTATTACAAGCACTCGGCGCGAAGAAAGTCTTCAAAGCCGATGGTAAACTCACAAAGCAAGCAGAAAAAGCTTACGACAAACTCGTGGACATTTTGGCTTACGGCACAACGCAAGGTTTCGTCGAAAAGAAAGCAGTCGATTTACTCGACGGCTGGATGAACGACGTAATCAGAAACGAAATCTAACGCATAAGGAGGTAAAAAACATGCGTAAAATTAATAACAACTATTTAGGCAACTTTTACATCGAAGAACTCGAAAACCGCGAAGAAAAAGATAGAGTAAAACTCTACGACTCGGATGAAAATTATCTCGATTATCTTCCATTAGAAAGATATGACGACACAGATCCGACATTCGAAGAACAATATCAAGATTACATCGAAATGCTCGAAAGCTTCAAAAACGTCGTCGATTTAATGGATTGGCTCGTTTGCGATTGCGAGTTTATCGGAAACAAAGACAGGACAATTCAGTATTTGCACGAAGAGCTCAATTGGGATTTACCAAGCGAAGAATACAACCCTCTCGATAACGAATGGGTAAACAGAATCGGCGATATTTACATCGTAATTTCGGAATGTTAATCTAAACCAAAACACGTCGGGACACTCTCATACGCAAAGAGCCGAAAAAGGAATTATCATGAGAATACAATTTACACAAAACAACAAAACTTACACCCTCGAAACCATCGCTTCTTTCGCGAAATATCTCGCGCAAAGATTCGCGATAACCAAAAAACCTGGGCAGACGGAATTCGTCGCCGACTTTGCGTTAACTTCATACGACGATGATTGCGAAATCACAATCCCCAAAGTACTTTCCGATATCAGAGAGACTGGCTGGTACGGAGTAAAAGAGCTCGGAGAAATCGGGTTTAACAGCGATAACAGACAACTCGCTTTCGATTATTACGGAGGAAGTCATTTAAGGGTATTCGATTACGACGAAGGGTTTATGGACGAAGATGACGCCGAAAGGTTAATTAAAGACATACTTCAAGACGTCTTCGACGTAAGCTATGACACGCCGATGCTTCTCGTTCAATGGACGCAGGATGAATGCCTCAAAAAAGACGAAAAAGAAGCGCTCAAACCAATCGAAGACGAGGCAGTAACCAACTTCGCAGAAATGCTTTGCGATTACGTAAGCGGGCTTGACGAGGGTGAAGGAATTGGGAGAGAAGATATAATCGACCACTTATACGAATATATCAACTGGGACAAACGCTTCACTCGTGAATACGAAAACGGCAAAAAGAATTTTAAACCGTTCTAATCAAGGAGGCAATATGAAAACAATTTATGAAGCAGTTTTATGTCGAATAGATGGCGGCGATTTAGATGTCGTCGCCTTCCCTACTCTTAAACGCGCAAGAGAAGAACTCAAAAGAATGATTGGAGGCAAGCCATATCACGATGCTTATATTCGTCGTTTCGATTATCTCGATGATGATTTAAATGGCAGATATACAACAAGAGATTACGAAATAAAATAAACCGACCTGCGACGGTATATTCTCAGGAAAGGAGCTATTATGAAAAACAAAACTAACATCAACGGACTTTGGAAATTTTACGACGACGCGAACAACATCAGCGGAATCGTAGTAGGCAACGACACGAAAGAAGCGCGCATAAACGCTTCGGCTTATATCAGAGAATTCTTCGACGACATCACAAAAAACGAACCTGACGTCTACGTCTGGAAAATCGAAAACGACGATGATTATCACTGCGATTACGCAATTGCAACTAATTATTAAATTTAGGAGGAATTAAAAATGAAATTAGTGAAAGCCTATGGAATCAACATTAAACGCAATAATACTTTGGGTTTTGAGCGCTTGGCTACATTTGACAGTTATAATATAGCCTGTGGAGCGTATCAAATAATTCTTTGCTCGCAAGAAGCAAAGAATACTACTATCGAATTGGAAGAAATTACGGTACTTGAAAACGGCGACTTCGAATGTCGAACAATTGCAACAAACTATTAATTTGGAGGTAAAAATTATGGAAAACAAAATTACAGCACTCGAAGAACTCGTAAATTCGGAAATCAGAATTTACAAAAAGAACTGTGACAAAATCGACAACGACATTCTGGAACAGAACATCTGGATGACGGTCGAAAGCTACTACGAATCCGACCAAATCCCGACGAAAGAAGAAATGGAATATCTCGACGAACTCGGACTCAACTTCACGGAATTCGCAGCTCATTACGAGGTCGTAACGCTCGACAAACCTGACGGAGAAATCTGCACGGTTGACAGCACGTGCGACCTCGAAGAGGCGTTGAAATGGTATAACGAAGAAATCAACGGGTTTGTTTATATCCAACTCGTAGACCACAATTCGATGCTTATCGAAGTTTTGAAATGCAATTTTTAATTGGAGGTAAAATATATGCAATTTTTAACTGAATCTGGAACTTACACTCCCTACGAACACGAATGCGAATCTCTCGCTCGTCTCGAAGTTTATCGTTTATCCGAAGAAGAAATAAACGAAATCGAAGAACAAGCAATGCCGACCGACGTAATTATGGAATTTCTCGGTTTCGAGAACCCGCGTTACTTGGTCGAGCCTGGCAATTGGTATCTTGAACGCAACTTTGTGGCTTATAACTCAATCACGGGCTTACTCGTAATTGAAGTCAGAAAATCTTTGAACATTTAAAAGGAGAAAAATCATGAAAGAATTCAAAGCAAATCTCAAAATCTTAAAAGTAGAAAAACGCAACAACAGCTATTACGGCAATCCATCGTATCAGCTCACGGTCCAAACAGAAGACGGAGAAATCCTCATCGGCAAAACGGCAACAAACGCAGTTCTCGGGTACGAGGTTTCGTGGACTTGGGAAGGCGATTGGAAAGTCCTCGCTTATCATTTCACGAAGAGTGGGAATTGCATTTTTGACAGATTAACCAAATTAGACTAATAGTTCAAAGGAGGTATAAATATGAACTACGAAAAAATAACGAAAACTCAAGCAAGAAAAATGTACACAGAAGGAAAGGCGGTTTACTGCCTTCCTTGCAACGTACACCCTAATAATATGTGGGTTGGAATGGCGGAAATTCTACCCGATTACGATTTTGAGAAATTTTGTAACGAGTACGCGTTTTACAATTGCGGAACGAATTACTTGGGCAAAAGAATTGCGTTTTACAAGGAGGTGATGTAAGCTATGGCGATGATGCTATTCTGGGTTCTTATTTTGGCAACAATTGCCTATGTAGTCGTAGACAATAACAACAGGAGGTGATGCCTATGTGCGGTATCGGAATTTTGTTTCTCTTTTCACTCATTTTCTATTACATCGTGGTAAAACCAGTCAGGAGGTAATTATGGCAATTGCTTTGTTGTTTCTGATTGTGCTCACGTTTCTTAGAATGCACGACGTTTTTTAGAAGGAGGTGATGCAATGGTACTTGCGTGGTTTATATGGTTTGTCGTAATCTATGTGGCAGTAAAAGTTACTCAAGATAATAACAGGAGGTTCTAATGGTCGGTTTTGGTTGGCTGTTTATAGCCTCGATTATTTTCACGATGTTTTGCTACTACATGCACGGCGGCGGGGATAACCGTCGCTAACCCGTAACAACTCAGCGGTCATTCATCCGCACCGCTCTAAAAACGCGGATGTTCCAGCGGCTGCACTTGGGTTTCTCGAAGTAACCATTGAATAATCGAAAACTGGACTGCCCTCTGCCAGTATAAATAAAGACCCAGCAGCCGTTACTATGCGGCAACCTTTTATCCACGAGGCATATTTTTCTATTTGGGGCGATATTTTTTTATCAAAAACGCCGCCGCTCATTTTTTCGGCTAACGCCAAAATCGCATGTAAGCGCCCCATTTTCAGATCACCATGGACGCCCCATTTTTTCCAGACGACTGCCCCGCGTCTTAAAAAAAAGAACGGCAGCCCGAACTATACGGACCGCCGCCTTTAGGAGTATAAAAATGTATGCAAAAAGAACTTTGCGAGTAAGCCAATTGATTTGCCTATAATTTTCCGAAAAAGACTTCGGGACGGGCGAGTGTTCAACCCGACCTCGAATTGTCTTTTACTTATTGATTAGAATAATAAATTTTAACAGTAGAATTGATTTTAACCTCTTTTCTTCGATCTGCTTGCGGCGAGCCTGACCGCCGCCGCCTCTTTTTCCTTTTCGGTGAGCTCTCTGCCCACCCTCTTTTTGGCTTTGAGCTGCAAACAGCTTTTAACCGAGCAAGTGAAGAAGTAACCCGAGGGGGCCCCATCAGAGTAACGCTCGACCTTTTCGAGCTTCCAAGCCGTGTTGGGGACGTCGAGGAGTTTGCCGATTTTGCTGAGCATCGAGTTGTTGGTCGTGTAGACGCGGAAGCCGTCAGCGCCGTTGCCAAGTATTGTGATTGTCGTTTCGATTTCGTCAGCCGTATGATTGCGACAGGTTTCGAGCTTCATATAAACCTCCGTTAGTTGTGGTCTCCCCGCCGCCGAGGAGATGCTGTGTTTTAAGGCGGCGGATATTGAGACCTGGTGCAAGCGGGGGCGGCAACAACTTTGCACAACCGATATCCAACACCGCTCTTTCAGCTTGCAAGAGTATTATACCACAATGCGAGGAGATTGTCAAGCGTTTGGTGGCGGTTTTTAAAAAAATGTTTCGGGGATTTTTTTGTTTGGGCGGCGGGCGTTTTTCGCTATAAAAATGTGAAGAGTGTTTCTCGCTGAACTTTGCGTAATTCTTCAGCGTAAAAGAAAAGTAAATGCCCTGAGAGGAGAGAAAGAAAAAAAGAAGGAAGAGAAAAAAGAAATAAAGAAAAGAAAAAGTCTATTAAAAGAAAAGAAAATATATTCGTATATATATAAATATATATACTCATATATAAAAGAAAAAAGAGAAGGAAGCTAAATACAAAAAAAAGAAAGAGAGGAGAGTTAAAAGCCCGCAAGGGGCTTTTATGGGGACGGCTGCGCGCCCCTCAACCCCACGCAGTGGCAACCCCGAACGCCCCTTATCGACGAAGCTGCTCTCGCTAAAAGCAAAAGGGAAACTCTAGTAATAACTCAAAATCAATTCTAATCCTTTTCTCCTGCAGTCTGATAAAGGAATTTCGGACAATTCAATGCTGGGTCGAGTAAACTATCGCCCCGACATTAATTCCCGTCAGATTGGCTGAATCTTATTAGAAATTCTGGTAAAAAGAAAACCCCGAGAATTAACTCGAGGTTTCTTGCCCTATTGGCTATGGTAAACGGTCAATCTTTAATTTGTCTGCAAATTTGATCGGAGGTTATCCCATATGAATATGGATACAAAAACATATTTTAGGAGGTGTTGACCGTCGTTGGTAATATTAGAGAGACAATATATCCGAAATTACATCGAATATAGAATCTGCGTTCGAAATGGCTTTTTTGCTATTTTTGCAATTATGTTCGAAGTCGAATTTGTTAAGAGCCATTCGGGCGGCGGATAAAGCCTTGTCTGCTTTTGTATATTCTTCATAAGCTACATTCACGACTGATTGACATTTGTTTACAGCTTCGACAAGCTTGTTTCTTTTAGTCGCGATTTTGAGTTTTGCCGCCGCCGCCTCTTTTTCTTTGTCCGCCGCCTCTCTTTCTGCTTTAAACAAAGCCTCTTCTGTATCAAATAATTTTCCACCAAGTTTATCTGAATAATATCTCATAAAAACTCCTTGTTTGAATTTAATTAAGTATGGATATAGTATAGCACTTTATTTGTCATTTGTCAAGTGTTTTCAGGTATTTTCTCGAAATAATTCTCTTTCCTCTGTGTGGTTCTTTACCCATTCGGGGAGTTCTTCGCCAAACTGCTTTTCAAACCTCTTCATATATTTGGCAGATTTTCCATGAACGGTTTCGGGTTTAACCCCTAATTTTTTAGCAATATAGCTTAATGCCTCAACATATGTCGCAAACGGTTTGTCTTTGATAAATAAAGGGCATTCGGTTATTACGTAAGATCTTCCTATACTCTTGCGTTCGCCTGTTATGAGATTTTTCTCGCTGAAATATTCTCTCCCTTGGGCGGCGGTCCAACCATCAACTGGAATCCCCTTTTCTGCCCACGAACAGGTAAGATTATCTGGGTTAGTACAACGTTTGCAATTCCAACAAAGTTGGTCGGGCTGCGTTACACCCCCTTTATGTTTGTTCTCTGTCATCGTCATCCTCCCACCAATTGCGACCCGTTCCTGCCCATAGCTCCGCAATAGTTGTGATTTTAGTTCTATCTTGTATGAATAGTGGGCATTCGATTATGTTGTAAGTATTCACCATTATAGTTTCTCTACCCACTTGGTCTTTAAATGTACTTTTTTCTGCTTTCCAACCTTTAATCGGTTTACCGAATGCTGCCCACGGGCAAGTCAACGGTTCACAATTAACGGCTCGCTTACAGTTCCAACAGAGTTGGTCTGGTTTCTTCTTTGCCATATAGTTCCTTTGGGCGGCGGTTAAGCCTTCTGCCCATTATTTTCCTTTCCAATAAGTTCTTTGAGCCAGTCAGGCGCCTTCCAACGTTTCATTTCTTCTTTATTTGAGAATTCGACTTCGATACGCGCTCTGTCGCTCTCTTCGTTCGGGTAAGTGTCGAGCGTGTAGATTGTGAACGCATCAAGCGGCCCTCTGAAATACGTTCTGATTTTTGTCACTTCTTCCTTATCCGCCGCCTGATAGATTTTTCTCAACTTCTCGTACTCTTCTGGCGTGATTTCAGCGTTGAGCTCCATATTATCCTGCTTCGCCGCCGTTTCGTCGCTCTTTGAATATTTAGTCGTAAACTCGCATTTTCCAGCCCACGAACCGTTCATATCGGGGCGACAAACTTCGGTTCTGCGGATTCGCGTGCGGAATTTGTAATCGCCGACCTCGCCTTCTTCAAGCCAAGTTTGGTGGATTATGTCTTGGTGGGTTACGATAAGTTTTTCACGGAGTATTGTGTTTATCGCTCGGGCGGCGGATACTGAAAAGCCGAGTTCGAGTTCTCTGTCGTATGTTTTCATTGGGTCTCCTTACTGTGTCGATTTCGAGACGATTGATTCATGTTCTAACTTTAATTTTTCGATTTTTTCTTTAGATAACGTAACGTCTTTTAGTTCGAGTTCCGATACATCTAACTCGTTTATATTTTCAGGGGTCGGTTCAACATTCGTCACTTCGTATATCTTCTTTATTTCCAAACATTTACTATCTGGATATTTTGTGCCGTCATCCTTTTTCTTGCCCTTTTGAATCTGTATTCCACCCATTTTAATTTTATACAATTTATCAAGTGAAATATTTTTCACATACCCTTTAACGGAACCAATTTCCATATTAAGAAAAGGACGATGCTGTTTCCATCCGATTATACCGTATAATATATCAAAAACAGCAGGATAATCTTTTCTTAAATTTGGATATTCATCCAAAAATTTATTTATTTGATCGTACATTGGGTCGTACTCGTAACATATCGCAACTCTCCCAATGAAAAATTCATTCTCGGGTTCTTTATCTTTGGGATAATTAATCCCTGCAAATTTTATATAAAAATCATCATCCATATTATTCATAACCTGTTCTCCTTTATATTTCTATTATATCACTTTTAATGTCATTTGTCAAATGTTTTATCGTGGTTTATTTGTTTTATTTTCTTTATTACCTTCGATTGCAATCGGTTTTATCAATTCTCTATGTCTTATTTCTTGGAGATAGTCTTTGATTTCGAGGTATTTCTTTACCATAACATCGCGGTTGCATTTAACGACTAAATAACTTTCAGACATATCATTATCTGAAATCATACCTTCGCTATCTTTGTATAAATACTCGGCGTACCTTTCCGCCGCCCGTGTATTTAATTCATAAAAATAATTCGTTATGAGTTGATTCATCATCATTGCACCTTCAGCTTGATATTGTTTTTGCATTTTACTTATATCATCGCCAAGACCCTTAAATCTTTGGTACATTCTCATAATTCCAGTTCTAACATTGGTTTTTACAACCCATACATCTATCTCATCCCAATAATTCTTTATACCAAGAGTTGCTCCGCATTTATCTAAAACTTTTTGTTTAAATTTGCTTAATTTTTCTCCATCGTCTGCTATCTCATATACGTTTTCGGCGCCCATTTCGTTTAAAATTTCACCTTCGATTTTTGTAATCATTGCGGATTCAAGTTTCGAAGCATTTCTCGAAAAACTAGATTTCTCATCCACAACCTTCATTTCCCAATAATAGTTTATCTTTTTACATATATGGAGTTGTGATAACGCCCTCTGCAATAATCGAGAAAAATATTGCATTGCGTCGTTATAAAATCTTTTTTCTATTATACTCATTTTAGCAGGTTTATAATAGAGATTATCTTCTTGATACTCGCCAGGCCATAAACAATTTTTAAAAAACAATTCATTCGCAAATCCGAGTAATCTGAACAATTGCCATTTTGTTGCCCTGAATTCGTAAAAGTCATTTTGTGGATTTGACTTTGGGTCATATAGTAGCATTAACAATACCTGATAAATATACTTGTGTTGTTCGTTAGTAATTTCTCTTAGTTGCTTTGCTGTAATATAATTTGCATATTTGGGTTCTTTATAAACTCTTGTTATTATAAACCCTTTCCTGCTTATTGGTTCAAATTCGAAAAAACATTCCCATTTACGTTGCTGATTATATTTCTGGTCTGGGTTAGTTTGAGGTTTATCTCCTATTAATTGGCATAATTCTTTGTATGAATAGATTCTGCCTTTCTTTAAATTTCGCACATCGAGTAGCCCAACTTTATTAATCACTTTTTCCCTTTCTTCTTGGTCTATCGCATATGACGAATAATCATATTTCCTGTCTTGAGGAGTAAATTCTTCTGTTTCCCATTTTGGTATTTTCCGTATGCTCATATAATCTCCATTTTCTTGCGTTGTACGCTCCCTTCGGTCGCTGCTGGCGGCGCCTTATTTCAGTACTGAAATTTCACGATTTTTAGCCAAAATTGCAGATTTTATCGGAGATTTTGGATTTTATATTATCAATTTTCTTGGATATAATATAACATGATCACTCTAATTATAGACAAACTTTTTGATAATATAAATTGCAAAATTGCAGATTTTATCGGAGATTTTGCTCAAAAAACGTGTATTTTTACGACGTTATGGGCGGCGGAACTAACCGTCACCCACTCCTCCACTATCTGCTTATATTATACCACAATTAAATTCTTTTGTCAAGTATTTTAATTGACTTTTTGAGAATTGTTTTTAATTTCTTTTTTATTCTCTGAGCCTCCGCGGCTCCAGGATTGGCTTTAGCCAAGCCCGAGCGGTATTAAGCGGAGTTAGCCTGTCGGCGTTTGAGACCATTGCCAGCTACTCTTTGCTATAAGCAATTATAGCTGCTGCAAGCTGCAATTGAAATCGCTGTTCTAGTTATTGCTCCAAGCCTGCATTGCCGTTTGCTCCACAGACGTTTCGCCAACGGTTGTTCTTCGCTTCCGTAGCTCGCTTCGCTTCGCGGCACTCCACCACCGCTTCGCGCTGCTGTTCGTGAAAGTTCGGCTCCGCCGCCCTTTACTTTTGCCTTAACAAGAATGGAATGTCAATTCTCTAATTGAGAGAATGAGTGTTTTTTAGATAGTATAAGGGATTTTGCCTCTGTTCACTTATTGTAAAAATCACTATTCTCCGATTAAGAGAGTTACTTCCTTTTAGCCCAGTTAGCCCACATATCCGAAACAGTCTCTTCTTTCTTCTTTTTCTCCGTTACGGGTTTGGTTGCCTTGGGTGTAGTAGCTTTGGCGGGTTTGGTTGCAGGTTTCTTTGTCTTCTGCTCCGCCTTCTTAGCCGCCGCCTGAGCCTTCTTTTTCTCGGCTGCTTTACTCTTGCGCTCCGCCGCCTCTGCATCTTTCTTAGCTTTCTGCTCCGCTTTTATTCTTGCTTGTTCTTCTATCTGCTTTTGCCTTCTGCGGTTTTGCAACGCCTCGTAGTTCTTTAACAATTCTCCGTCGTTCTGGTAACATAAATCGTACAACCATTGAGGTAGGGAATATTGCTCTTCGAGTGTCGCTGTTTGCATCTCTACCGATATTGTATTCCCTTCTTGCGTGTATAGGAGTTTGTACCGCTTTTGCGTGGAATCATCGATAAAAACGATTTCTCGACGTTGGAATTTGTCGTATGGTGCAAGGCTTAAATATTCTGAATATTTGGCGGCGGTTAAAGGTATTTCTTCGGTTATGAAGTAAACTGGCGGTTTGCCGAAACGATAGGCGTTTTCTACTTCAAGAATGTATTCGACTTCGCCTGTTAGTTGGTTTATTCGCTCCATTACCATTTCACGCGAGGCTAAACGTAATGCTGTTCTGTTGTCTATTTTGAGATATAAAAATCCAATCGGTCGGTTTATTAGGAATATCAGAACTTGCGTTGAGGTAATATCGGATAGGATTTTACCATTTTTGGGTATTTCTGATAAGATTTGATTGGATATGCGCTGATTGGATGAAATTGAAACTAATCCTTGTCTGTACATTTTTCTTTTTTTTATTTTAAGTTAAAAGAAAAAGAGAACGTTATCCCAAACCAACCCATTCCAGTCTAATCTGACCATACCATTTCTCCTTTTTCTTCCCATATTATATAACCACATTCTATATGATATATGAATCACATCATTCCGATATCAAATTGATATTACTTCCCGTTAATAATTTCTATTTATTTCTCTCAAACACCGCGCGACTATTTTATTAAATGTTTGCCCGTTGCCTCCCGAAGCGCATTCGATTTCCCCGAAAACTCCGAGATAACGCTGGAATCCTTTTACGATTTCCTGGCATCCTTTCAAGTCGGTGTCGGCGCACCAATCTATTTTCAAGTGATCGTCGCCTTCAAGCCATTCAAACTCGTAATCTATGTCGCTATCCAAAGCCCATTTGGCGAACTCTTTCAATCTCTTAGAATCCTTAGATTCGCTAAAAGAATGGCACACCTTTTCCCATCGTTTCTTACTGCATTTCAAGATCACTATTCCGCCTACCATCTTTTCCCTCCGCGTTCTCTTTTATTCATTCCCGATCTCCCCGTTCAAGAATTTCGTAACGCCGTCTTTTAATTCTGAAAGAAACATCGTGCTGAACACGACCGTGCAAGAGCAACCGTCGACTGTCATAATCTCGTAACTCAAACTTTTGTAATTTTCCTTGTTTGCGTTTTTATAACACGGAAGCGCTATTCTGAATTTCTTGCCGTTCCTGACGTAATCGAGCCACAATGCCCAACAATACCCGTATAAGGTTATGCCCTTCAACTTCACGTCTTTTGGCACTTCGCCATCGAACACGTAATTCTCTTCGATGAATTTAAACCTTGCCTTACTGTCCTTACCGTCGGGCTTAAATTTGCCTTTATCGTGGTCGAAGTCGAGCCATATTTTGTGCAAATCAGTCATCTGAACGCAATCGGAAATCCCGCGAATAATCTCGATAGAAGCGTCGGTAATCAGCTCGGCTTCGTACTGCAAATCGTCTATTTGCGCGGTCTTGGCTCGAAGCAATTTCTCATTCTTATCGAGTTTGGTCCTTATGTTGTCTTCATGACTAGCAATCATATAATTTGAATCCATATTAATCTCCTCTATGATATCCTGCGTCATAAAGTCCTACACAAATTCTTCGAAGTGTATTGTTGTTTATGTCTTGACCGCCAGAATTTCGAATGGTGCACGCCATTCTGTTCATTACATTCTCGAATATGTCCCCACGAGCTTCTTCTAATACTTCTTGGGTGGGCATAAAATAGATTTTATTTTGTTCTTCATAAGCTATCATTTGCTGAAAAACTTCCACAGCATCTTCGTGGGAATTATAACAACCAAGTTCTATATGTTCCCCATCTGGGAAGGCATCTGCATAAATACCAGCACCAGGATTGTTTTTGATTTCGACTATATGGTAGTTATGAATGTCATATTTTAATAAACCATCTTGAGTTACAACTGAAAGCATTTTTAGTCTCCTTTGATTTCTGTATTTTTATTATACCACATTACTTGACGTTTGTCAAGCGTTTTTAGTCAGTCCCTCTTCTACTAACCCCAATTCCTCTGCGCAATTATCGCAGTATTCCATCTCACCGTCTTTTATAGCATAATCAGGATCAATTTCTTCACCACAATTATCACAATATGTATGCAAAACGTGTCTCATTGGGCACGTACTACCCAAACAAAACATTCCAGGTGGGCAACTAACACAATCGTTTTCTTCTCGTATCATATGTAACACCTTACTCTTCTGTGGTTGCCCACAAATCTCCGACCGTCGATAAAAACTCTAAGAGAACATTCGCTATTATCGATATCAACGCTATGCACATAACTATCGGCAATAAAAAAATTAAAACGAGTGTAGTTAAAAATTTACAAATTATCATTCGCATTTTGTTCTTCCTCCTGTAGATAAATACATACCTCAGCGTCGCACCCCGAGGGATTATAATAATCACCATCGATGCAAAATTCGCAACCAACACAATTTTTGTAACAATACATTTTGACCACCTCGCGCATTTGATGTTACAAGTATATCACAAAAATTCTACTTTGTCAACTAATTTTATGGGTTTATTTTCTTTTTTTCTAATTTGCTTAAAAAGAAATAACAAATCCTTCTAAACAAACCCTCGTCTTCATTTAAGTCAACACTCGCCGTTCTGCTCGGAGCAATGCCCCATTCATAAAGAACGTTATGCGCTTTCCATTCTCTGAGGTAACTACCTCTACTTCTATTATGGTTTTCTTTGATGTATTCGTCTGAACTTATTATCGCATCCAAGATTTCTATTTTATCTTCATCACTCTTTACCAAATAAGAATCCCGAATATGAATGTTGTTATTTGAGAAAAATACAGAAAGTTCAATATCGTTAATTTCTATTTTCATATTCGCCTCTTTTCACTCAATCCAAAAATAAGTAACGGGTGCCAAATCTGCCGTCCAAGAGTCGGTGCTAAAATTACTCCAAGCTTTCAGAATATTTCCGAAAAAATTTTTACACCCTTCGATTGTTCCCCAGCCATTCTTGGATTCATACCTCTTGTATTTCTTTGGGTGTTTTTGTAATTCACTTAACCCTTGTGAAATGCGAGGAATCACATCTGCACATAATCCGTTATTAGCTTCATTCTCCCATTCGAGCCCTGTCGATGCTGCAACCATCTCTCTCAAATTCCATGTGATATTCGCACACGGGTCGCAAACTTCGACATAACGATTTTCTAAGCCCTCTACTTTTACCTTAAAACTTATATCATAACTCATAATTCTATTTCCTTTTCCTCTATTATTTTATAAGTATTTTTGTAATTTTTTGTTCGTGTGAACTACCCAGCCCCTAAAGGGGCGTGGGCTTCTTGCTCAATAACCCTGCTGGGCTAAGTGTCAACAAGCTATCCCCGCAGTTCCTGCGGTTGTTTATATTGTAGCATATTTCTATGCCGTTGTCAACTGATTTAACCCAACATTCAAAATGTTTATTGCCGCGTTTTGGTCTCGATTAAGAACCTCTCCACACTCGCAAGTCCATGTCTTGTCATATTTAATCCTTTTACCACCTAATTTCTATTTTATTCTCTTGGATATATACTATATATCCTAATTTTTCCAAATTTCTTTGAACACTCGCTAAATCAGCGTGTATAAGTTGATTATTCCAGACAATACACCTATTTTTGCCACATTTTTTGCAAACACAAATGTCCGCCAATAAGTCGTTTAACAGTTTTTCTTCCGCCATAATACCTTGTTATTTCTCCGAAAAAATCCCATTATTTTTATGTCTTTTTTCAATATTTTTATCAATATTGGAAGTGAGATCGGCATAACTTTCGCACATCTTAGTAAGTTTTTCACGGTATTTAATAACATCTTCTTCCTCACCTTCGGGAACCACAAATGGCTGTATTTTGTTGTATATGTATTTATAAAACGCCTCATCGGCGACCACTTCCAACTCTATTGGTTTACTTAAATCTAAGCTGAATATTCCAACGATTGATTTAGCGTCCACCACATATCTGCCGCTGCAAAGATATGTTTCGTATGGAATACTCTGCATACAATTTACAAAATTATTCACTTTTTCTAAATCGTTTAAATTCACTTTATATTTCATTCTATTTTCCACCTTCCTCGTTCTCATTGTTATTAACCACAACACCGTCAGTTATTTCCCCGAAATATATCGGGTCGCTCGGTCTCATTTGTTTAGTTTCTACTAATCTATTTAATATAATCTCTTTTGCTTCGTCAAAATTTTTCGCCTCAATTTCGAAAATTGTCGGACGATAAACCATAACCCTTATCATTCGCATTTACCTCCTGTTGGGAATAAGCTTAAAAACATCGAGTAGCACTCTTTAAACTCCCTTACGAATTTTATTACGTCTTTAAATGTGGTTTTATCCCCAAAAGACACTCGAAGTCCGTTTGTAGGCGCGGTACCTATTCTCTCTAAAACGTGGGAATATGAACCGCTGCCGTTACACGCGGAGCCAGTCGATACACAAATCTTCTTTGAGTCTAAGTAATTAACTATTTCGCTCGTAGACATCTTGCAGTCTATGTTGAGGATACCATAAGTTCTGCCGCCGAAAACTCCCCCATTGATTTTAAGGTTCAGGGGTTCAATGAGCTCTTTTACTATATACTCGAAGTATTTTTTATAAACGTCTTCTTTATAAGTATAAAGTTCTACCGCCTTGGCAAACGCCGCAATTAAACCGACATTTATAGTCCCCCCTCTCTTTCCTTGTTCTTGTGCCCCACCAAAAATAATGGGCGATAAATCCTCAATCGATTTTACATATAGAGCGCCAACCCCTTTCGGACCACCTATTTTATGAGCGGACACTGTAATGAAATCGCAACCAGATTTTACCACAGAGCTGAGTGGGAAATGGGGGAGAGCCTGTACTGCGTCTATATGCGTTATAACACCCATTTTCTTTGTGATATTTATCACCTCCGTTATATCGTCTTGATAAACGCCTGTTTCATTATTGACCAAGACCATACTCATTAACGTTATGTTGTTCTTAATTAAAAATTCTTCTAAGTCTTTAATTTTTATATACCCTTTTTTGTTTATGGGAATATAATTAACGTTTGCGTTAAAGTTTATTTTGGCAAAATTAACAACATTAATTACCGAGTGATGTTCGATACCTGTAATTGCTATATTAACAGACTTGTTTTGTTGTTTGAGGTAGTATATCGCACTGATAAAAGCCCAACTGTTACCCTCGCAACCTCCCGATGTAAACAACAAATTGTTGGTGTCGCACCCAATAAAATCACTTATGATTTTTCGAGACTTTAAAACTTTATTTGCGGCTTTTCTTCCGATATTATAAGTTGATTCAGTATTCCCGAATAACTTATTCCACTTATTCAATTCTTTTAGTGCTTTTTTGTTTATCCTTGTCGTAGCTGCGTTATCTAAATATATCATTTTTACCTCACCGTCTATATATAGTATATCATAAAAAAAATTCCTTGTCAACTAAATAACAAGGAATTTCAAAATTATTTATGAAAAAGTTTTAAGATTAGTTAGTGAAAACACATAGTTATTTCCCCTCAATTATTTTTTTATTTCCATCACAAATTGTTTCTTCCCCGTTTTGTGTTGTTACACGTATACGGATTTTGTATACCCAACCATCTGCAATCATTACCACTTTCGAAATTGGTCTTTCGAACATGTTTGCGAAATAATCGAATAACTCGAATCCGTCTAAGCTCTCGATTTCGATAATGTCCAGATTATTGTCATCGCAATCGGTTTCCTTGTAATTCGTCTTTGTTGGCGAATGAAAAGGAACGTCCGAAAGAAGCAACGCCGATCCTTTGCAGTGATCATAACTTGAAAAAATTATTGTATTCATATTATTTTCTCCTTTACTCATATTTGAGCATATTTTTATTTTTCTTATAATTCTCTAATCCGTAATGTGACGCATCGTGCTCAAACCAGATGTTGTAATACCCGTACTCGTCATTTCCCATTTTCTTTATTTCGCTCAAAAACAACCATAAAGAAATGATTATCGTATACCCGATAATAACAAACCCGATAATATATAATATGAGAACGCTAAATATTACGGCGAACAATATAGACAACAAACCGAGTTCAAACGCTATTCCAGCAATGATACCAGATAATTGATATTTATCCTTTTGGGTTTTACAATTAAACAAATGATATCTTAATGCGGAAGGTAAGGCAACAACAAACGGGAAAAGAGGACCAAATAACAATCCTTGATAAATACTGTGCCCGCTTTCATGCGTCTTACTATCTAACTCATCACAATCGTCGCTTACAAGGAAGAATGGTCCAAGACATATCCCTCCCCAATTGTGCCCTACGACAAAATAAATCATATATCCAAATTTTTTGGGCTTATGATTTGTAATAAGAAGAGCTAGTGCTGCGATCGCCCCTATAAGGGTCATCAATATACCCCATGTGCAATGAATAAACCAAAATAAGAAAATTTTAAAATTCTTCTTCATAAATTCTCCTTTTAGAATTTTTATTTTTTTGATCTGCTTTCCGAACCTTTTCAGGTATCGGGATTATGGTGATAAGAACCCCTTTACAAAAAAGATAAGAGTCATTGCCGAGAACTTTGAGTGTATCCGCTCCGTCACCCTCTGCTGAGCGTTGTAAAACATTCTCTAAATATCTGCGCGTGTTTTTTGGGAAGTCGCTCGGGTCTTTGCCACACCACAACGCTTTCTCTGCGATTTCCTGTGCTCGTGCGGGCGAGAAGTTCGTTCTCTGTTTAATTCTTTTGTTGCCGTGCTGTGTTATTGATACCGTCATGTTGTTTCTCCTTTTTGGATATTTTTTTTGTTGAATGAAATTGTGATTTTATTTAATGATTTCTGACCGTAGTATAACACATTCTAACCCATTTGTCAAGCGTTTTTATGGGTTTGGCGGAAATTTTGTAACAACTCTTTGAGCCACGTTTGTTTCACCGAGACGCGGCTGATCGACGTCGCCTTTTTAATGGCGTTTATCTGCCCAACCAAAACGCAATACTTCTTGCTTCTCGTAATCGCCGTGTAAAGCATTTCTCGCGATAAGAGCATGTAAGCCGACATATCTAACCCGACCACAACGTAAGGCGATTGGCTTCCCTGGAAGCTGTGCGTTGTAACAACGTAACCGAGAAGCACATCTTCCCAATACGCCTTTGGTATTACAACCTCGCCTTGCTGCTTAAAATCCACGACGATATAATTCTCTTGTATATCGGTAACGAAGCCGAGATTACCGTTATATATCGGTTCAACGGGGTTATCCTTATCGAACCCATATCTCTCGTAAATCGCACGTGTAATCGTGTCGTAATGGTTTTTGCGGTTGATTACGCGGTCGCCGAGTTTTATCGTGTAATACTTATCCTTATCCGCCGCCAGCGTTATTTTCGGTAGATTCGGGTCTGGGTTAACGAATTTTTGCACGTCGTTGTTAAGCGCGAAACTTGACATCGCGCCGCGCAACTTCATCGGGACAACGCCAATTATATCATTCGACGAAATGCCGCTCTGTAAAAGCGTCCGATATTCCGTGAGAAATTTCACTCGCGATAAATCCGCGTCTTTATAAGTCACGATTTTAAGGTCTTTGAGTTCGCCTCTTGTTTCACTAATTTCCGAATTACCGATTATCTGTTGTCCATCCGAGACTTTGATTGATTCGGTTATGATTGCTGACTTTTGAGCTTGGCGATGAATTTTGGTTAAACGGTAACACGGCACGACTTGTGTTTCTATAAGATCTTTGAAGACAGAACCAACACCTAAGGAAGGCAACTGCGCGATATCTCCCAACATTATAACTTTACAACCATTGGAAACAGCTTGTAACAATTGATATAAAAGTTCATTGTCATTCATCGACATTTCATCAACAATGATAACGTTTTCTTCGAGTTGAAACTCCTTGCTTCTCTGAAACCCTATTTTCGGGTTATATTCTAAAAGACGATGAATTGTTTTCCCTTCAATATTTGTTACCTCCGAAAGATTCGATGCGGCTCTACCCGACAACGCTGTTTGAGCGATCAGTAGATTATTAGCCGCGCAAAAACGAGCAATTGGCTTAACCGAATTTGATTTGCCTACGCCTGCCTTTCCCGTAATAACACAAACGTTATTTTCAAAACACCCCCGAATCGCCGCCTTTTGCTCGTCGGTATATTCCCAGCCGTTATCTGCTTCACAATCCCTTATCGCGTCCTCGATTGTATAATGACATTTCGAGAGGCTTTTCTTCGGCGCGTCGAGAAGCCTGAAAAATTCTTCAGTGATATTTTCTTCAAGTTCGCGGTAACGTTTCAGCCCGATCCGCCTTCGCTCTTCGTCATAATACAAAAATTCTGGCTCGTCCGATTCGACCCTCCCCGTCCACTCTTTGAGCCATTCAGCGAAGGCTTCCTTCTTTATCGACGGAGCAAACTCGACTACGCCATGTAAAAGGTCTCGAAGATAGATCCACGAATTCCCCTCTGTCTCGGCTTGTTCGGTTAAGAAGTGAATAACATAAGCTCGAATTCTGAATTTTGCATCTCTCGCCATTCCGCCTTTAAGTGCAAGCGAATCACACTTCTTGAATCCGTAACCGTCAATAGACATCAGCTCATAAGGGTTCTCTCGAAGCTTCGCAATAATCGTGTCGGTCGAATGGAATTTCTCTTGGAGCTTTGTTACTGCCGCATCGGTTAAACCGAACTCTTCTCGAAGAACCAAAAACGCATTTATATCGGTTTTACTATGGTTATAGATTTCGATGATTTTTTGTGCGGTTTTATTTCCAATCCCTTTTACGGTTGAGAGAAGGAATATATCCCCGCTATCAATCGCTTCGAACGGGTCGATGAGTTCTTCGTATAAAATGTCGATTTGGTGCTCGGTCAAAATGCTTTCGAGGAAAAGTTTTTGCTCCTCAAACTTTGTTAAACGAACCCTCTGCGTCATAAACAAAATGTTAAACCCGACTTTATACGGGCTTTTCGCGTCCGCGACCATTTCAACCTCGAAGTAATACGTTTTTTCTGTGTCAATCGGCGGGAGCGCCCCTTTGAACACGACTGTCGGGAACCAGCCGTTTTTGCTAAATCCCGCGGGGAACGACCCTTGCAATATCTGCCCCACATCGACTTCAAGAAGCCCCCAACTTCCTGGGGCGAACTCCTCGATTGGGACTTTCGGGTAAAGTAAGCGGGTCGGCACGCAATATCCCGTGATTTTATTTTGATTTTCTTGGTTTTCCATAAAATCTCCTTTGAGATAAGTATAACATAAAAAAGAAGCCGTGTCAAGCAAAATAACACGGTTTCTAAAAATATTTTGGAGCTTGGTGACAGCTCTGCCCTGTCGTGAGCTTTGACGCTCGGCGGATTACAAATCCGCTCCATTTAACTGACTCTGGCAACCAAGCATGATGGCTGGTAAGGTTAATGTCGAGATTCCCAGTCGTTCTAAGCATTGCGCAATGCTTCCTTCTCTCTATCCGCCTCTTTCGGACTGCACATAACATATGTCTGCCGCAGGGTACTGGCACACCCTCTAAGATTCGAACTCAGATCCCATGGCTTTGGAGGCCAGGATAATAACCGTTATACTAAAGGTGTATGAAATACGAGTTTTATTGTACGAAAAACTCGTAAAAACGTAGCAATCTTACGCCTAACCAGAGTAACTGCCTCGATGGATGCAGGCTTGCGCGCGCAATTCCAAACTCCGCCTTCTCTTCCTTCTTCCCCGCCGTATGAAGGTATATGCGGCATAATGGCTGCCAATGCAGGTGCTGCCCCTACGCAAATCGGTTCAAAGCCGACCACACTACTGTTATGTTAATTGGCAATGTTGAAGAATGCAAGATAAATCCCGCACTCTTCCTTTGGTCATCTCACGTGGTCCGCTTCTGCGAGAGGCGTGTGAGATTTAAGCTTGCAAGCCCGCTATACAGCGACCATCCGTATAACGTTGTTGGCGGAAACTGTCAGATTTGAACTGACGGACCTTTTACGGTCGCTGGTTTTCAAGACCAGTCGATTAAGCCAGACTCTCGCAAGTTTCCATATATAGCCCTATCCCCGTGTACTTTGGGGAGAAACCTCTCGTCCAGTCGAGATGGAGCTAAACAGTTCGGGTTATTCCTGTTTTTGATACTTGTCGACCCAACCATTTATATCCCGCATATTGGTCAGCGGTGGGCGCTGGAAAAATTCGCAACACCCGCAGTCCCTTTTGGGGATCTTTCCGTAAGATGGTTTTAAGAGATTTTTACACCATCAACTCTACAGCTTCGCGATTTTCTGATTCGCAGTAATCTCTCGGTCCCTTATGTGCCGCTTTGGTTTCGGCGTTCTGGCGCCGCACCCTTATCTATAATCCGCTATGCAATTATAGAGTTTTTTTGAGGGGTTGCTACACGGCTTAACGAGCCGCCGCCTTTAGTTGACCCCTACAACTTCCTGCTTACATGGATACCGCCGTATCCTGGCGGTGTTAATACACACTTACACCAATTCAGAGGTTGTTGCTTTCTCAGGCTTGCATAATCCCGCATTTAACCGACATTTTGACCGCGACGTCTTCGGTATTCGGCACCCGATTTTTAGTCCGTTTTAAGTCGTTCCGTCAGAATATCATCAAGCTCTTCCATTACACGAAGTTGGGCTTTAAGTAGCCCCGCCTGTTTTTCGTCTACCGTCTCAATTCTTGCCGAATAAACGAATAAGGCAAGCTTTGTAATTTTGTCGCGAAGCTCATTCTGCTCCGTTACAACCCTATCTCTTATACTTTCAGGTAACATATTCTCTCCTTATTTACGCATAATCGCGTCTCTTATTTTCATGCAAACTTCTTGGAAGGTATCGCCAGTTCTCTTCATCCAAATTTTAATTCCGAAAATCACTCCGACTGTTAAAAAGAAATCTGCAATGAACAAATTTGCCATAACCTTACCTCCAATTTACGTTCTTATTATAACATATATAATTTTGTTTGTCAAGCGTTTTTATGAGGTTTCCAAAAAATTTTTAATTTCTTTTTTGCCTGCTTAATTTCTTGTTCCGAAAATTTGTCTTCAATAGATTTGGCAAAATGTCCATCACCATAACAAATATTTGACCAATTATTATAGGGAGGTAAGCCATATAATTTTTTAAGCATTTCTTCCAATTCGCTCATAATTATCTCCTATACCATTTAAGGTTATCCGTTTATAATCTTTCTAACGGGGCGGCACTTTGCCGTTTCGTAAAACGAGCAATGATCTCCGTCATATCTCAACAAATACGCTACACCCGTATCGCCGCTATCGGGACCAGAGCGTGATTTGTCTATAAAAAGCACCCTCCAAACCTTGCTGGGGTCTGCATCGTATGGTTCTTCTACCCATTCGCCCTGCTCATTTTTTTTCGAACGGAACGGTCTGCAATAAATATCCGAGCCGTTGATTAACTCTAAATCTCCCCCAAGCTTCCTGAGCAAGATCAGATTAGAACACACTTCTTTGATGCCTTTCGAGGTGCCGAGGCAACTTGAATCGAGCCATAAACGTTTCAGGTCGTTATTTGTCAACTGAACTGTCGCGATTCCGATAACACCGTATTTCTTTGTTAATCCTTCAAGTTCGCTGATGTTATTCTTCATAACCTGCCACAGCGCGCCGTTTATGTCCGCACTGTCATCAAGTTTGAACGTATCGACAATAAAAACGTCGAACCCCGAACGGAGAACCGAGTTTTTGATGATTTGCGAACTCAACTTCGAGTTTGCCGAAGATAATCCGACAACGCGCAATTTATCCGCAAACTTTTCTTTCCACTGCTTTTCTGCTTCTGCGATTATCTTTTTCTCTTCGTCGTTATAAACACCCGATTCGAGTTTTTTCTTCGGCAATTTTTGATAACTCATATAGCGAGAGATAAACCAACTGAAAATCATGAGATAAAGCTTGTTCTTCATAATCTCGTTTTCGAGGACGAGGACTTTCTTTCCTTGTGAAATGAGTGCCATAATTACGCCGACCATATAAGTCGTTTTACCGACACCGCTGAACCCGCCAAAAAGGCTTAACGTTCCAGGTGCAAGACCGAGTATGTTACTGCTCAAAAAGGGCGCAACACTGATTTTGTCTCCATTTATGTCATCGCCAGCGTCTGCGAATGAGACACCGCTATCAACGTTGTTCTGTAAATCCGAGATAAACTTCTCGCCGAAGTCGACGTATTCGTCGTAAATGATTTGGTTATTATTCACCTTGCTTAATCCGCTGATTTTTGCGTCGTACCAATCGAGGACTTCGGTCGATGTGAAATTTCTAAATAACTTAAACGGAGAGATTCGCTTGCCGTTATCGAGGGTTACTTCGTCGAAAAGGTTGAAACCGCTTTTATAAAGCTTGACTAAAATATTACTTTTTGTCAAATCATCGAGAATAGCATCGGAGTTTTCTGCGTTGACTACATCGAGTAAATGCTGAATGGTTTTATAACCGCCGAGCGCGGAAATCCTGTCTTTAATTTCCTGCGAACACTTCGACATAATCGTCACTTCATCGAGATAATTATATCCCAAATCGCGAAGCGACTTTCCTACGCAAAAAAGGAACCGTCCGTCTTTCGTTAGAAAATCTTCGGGTTTGTAATTGATATCGTTGTAATTCGTCAAATCTTGCAAAAAGATCGAGATCTTCAAGAAGCCTTTCGTCTATCTTGTCACATACTCCAGCAATAAAAGCCTCTTTATTAATCATTTACCTCGTCCTCCAAGTCGTCTAACGAACGTCTTTTTTTTAAGTGGTTTGTATTCGGTTTAATATTATAAAAATTCAAGTCAATCCCCGTTTTTTGAATTGTGGGCGCCATCTGTTTCGCCTTCCAATCTTTTTCGAGAATCTCTCGCTTAATTATCCCACTGATATACCGAAACGCAAAATAAACCTGCCCGAACGGTCCGTCTCTCTCGATTTTCTTTTCGACCGTCTTTTTAAGTTTTTCGCGGTTTTCTTTTACAAATTGGTAAATCACTTCAACATCAATTGCTTTCAGGTTGTCTTTAAGTTCTTTCCCAACCACGTTATACGGCGGCTCACCATAACCCGAGCAGTATTGATAACATTCTGCTATTGTTTCGAGAACTTCTTTCGCGTGGTCTTTGCGGGCTTTATCTGCGTTAAATTCTTCTTCCGAGCAGAAGTACTTATTCGCGCCGCCAACCACGACCTTATATGCAATCGAGCGGTCAATTGATTTGCCGCAAATCTGACATTTTACTTGCATTTATCCCTCCAAAGGTCTCGATTTAGTGCCCTTTCGCATAATGAGATCTCCATTTTATTGCTCAAAAAATTCTTCGTTAAGAACTTCTTTCGTAATCTCATCAATTCGATCCGCCATAATTGACGGAATAATCTCGTCAAATTGAATGTAAAACTCGTTTTTAATTCTTTCAGCAAGTTTTTCCGCCAATTCTTTCTTTTCTTTTTGTATTTGTATATCTTTTTCGTTCATAATACCACACCTCCGATTTATGAACCCATTATATCACAACAAAACACGTTTGTCAAGCGTTTAGACGAGAAAAGCGCAAGAAATTTAATTCTCACGCTTTCCCATATCACAAACCAAATGGCAGTTTTGTCTTAATTCATTCCGAGAAGCTCTTCGAGTTGGTCATAAACCACAGCCGAGTAATTCTCGTTCAACATCCCCGCGCCGTCTTCGCTGTTTTCAACCAACAACTTTTTGATTGCCTTCTGCGTATCAGTGGTCAATTCTTTCGCCTTTCTCTTCGCGTTGAAAACTTCCTTTATCTTCGCACATCTTTCAGCGCCGTTCGGGTCTTTTTCATCAACGGGTTCAGCGGGCTTTGCGGCGGGTTTTTCTTCCCCAGGAAGCGGTTCTTCTTCCGTATGGCTCGGGAATTCAGCCGTTTTCTTCGGAGCGGGCTTGCTCGGGTCGCCCTGCGACTTGTTTAAACCGTCGCTTTCTGCGATGTCGAACATTGCCTGATAAAGGTAACGACGTTGATAAGTCTCAACCGCGCCGATGCACTGAACTTCGTGGCAGCCTTTGAGGTCTGCCGTCCCGAACGGAGATTCGATCGTATATCTGTCTTCGGGCTTCTCGCAGTCAATCGCCGTGAGAATTGCTTTTTCCCTCGTGAACGAAGCGATTGCCGTTATTTTATATTTAAACATAAGTTCGTTGAGCGTCGGAAGGAAGTCATCTAGTTCCATGTATTCGTAATTCGCGAACTTATTCTTACCGCTCATTTTAAGTTTCGTGTGGCGGAGTTCAACTCTTACCGCCTGAATTTTCTCAAAAATATTCATATTTACCTCCGATTATATCTCGAAAATATCGTCATCGTCGCTCGCCGAATTCATCGCTTGTTTTACTTCTTCGGGCATATCGTGAGTCGGGTGTTGTGTCTGCCCGTCGTCGTATTCGGCGTTTTCGGGGTTGCCCTTTTCTCCGCATTTTATAAGCCTGATTTCGGTGATCCTGTCGCCATAAACCTTGGTCGAGTCGTATTTGCCGTTGCCTTCCGCACCTTTATCGGCTTTCGCGTGTTCGGCTTTGATTTCTTCGAGCGTTCTGAAACCGCACTCGATATCGAATTTCTCATCTTCTGTGAGATCATCTTCTTCGATGTCTTTCTTCTCCGCTCCGTTGATATAAGCACAATTCAAGTTCCACAACTTATATTTCGAAGTTACGGTCGGGTCTTTTTTTTCAAATCTGTTGGAGACGGATTTCTCGATATTTTCGGGTATAACGATTTCAATCGGTTCGAGATATTTTCCACCAAAAGTCTCCATTTTGAATTCTCTCGCGTAATAAGGCGTATAACCTTTTAACACCTTCTTATCACCCTTGCCAACGGCTATCGGATTATCTCCTTCGAAAATAAACGGAATTTTAAGACCGATTACCTGAACGGGGTCTTCGTCGTGGCAATATTCGATGCGGTTAGGCACGAACCTCTTGTAAATCGTGTCTTTCTGCGCGGAGTATTCGAACGTCCATTCGCCGCTTACTTTCATAAGCTTATCTTTAAGGAATTTATCGTAGTTTGCCAAAATTCTTTCGAAATAATTGATAAAATCAATATCAAAAAGAAAACGCTTTACGCAACTGTTATATTTTTTGCTCAATGCTTCGTAATCTTCTTCCGAATGAACTCCGTATTTATCCGCGTCATAAGTCGAGAGATTTCCTGCTTCATATGCTTTAAGAACGTTCGCGACTTTATAAGGCGATTTATCGAGAAAACTCGTCTGGAATCTTCCCTTGTCGGGGTATTCCTTTCTTTCGGGATACTCAATCCACCCCTCTTTCTTATCGAATGTTCTGTTTTCGTCTGCGGGCGTTCCGTCTTCATTTGCTCTGTATAACGCGCTGATTTCCATATTCGTAATTGAACCCGTGTTAGTACGGAAATTGAAACGAATGGTTTTCTTTGCGTAACCAGAAGAATCGAATCTGCGATATTCGACCGCTTTAAATTTGTCTGTTTCTTTGATGGGATGAATTGTTCCCACCGCGTCAAAATAAACTGCCATTAAATTTTGCTCCTTTTAATCACTTTTTCTTCATTATAACACGCCGATTATTCTTTGTCAAGCGTTTTGTTACTCTTTTTTGAATTTTCTTCGTAAGCCGCCAATGTTTCTATAATAACTTCGTGTGCGGATTTGTCAACCTCTCGTTCGAGATGATACGCGAGGTTATACGCCAGTTGTTCCTTCGTCAGCTTTGTCTGATACATTTTCCCCTTCCTCCTCTTTGTCATCTTTCGGCGCCAAAATCGAGTCGCCATACTCCACAAATTCGCCCGCTTCGTTTCTGTATAAAAGGTCGAAAAGCGGTGTCCATAACCACAACTTGTTGGGGTCTTCCGCAAGGCAAACGTAACCCTTCTTCGCGTTTTCGTCCGTTGTATGTAAAACCGCGTCCTTGTTCGCCTCGATGAAATCTTTGTATTTTTGCGACAATCTCGGATAAGTCGGGCGGCTCTTTATAACCTCGTAATTAAGCTTTACTTCCGTTCCTTCGGGTATTGGTTCTTCGAGCTCGATGTTGATGAACGGGTTAAGCGCGAGGTCGCTCATCGATTGAACGTTCGCATTACCTGCGCGGAACTTTATCGCGAAGTCGAGCGCCTCGAGTTCCGCCTTTGTGTAATTGGTTTTGTGCTTGCGGTTAAATTCTCTAACCGATTGTCTGTTCCAGTTCATTGTTTTACCTCCTTATCTTGGTCGTGAAATTTAGGGTTGTCGCGTTCGTATTTGAACCGCGTTGTCCATAATGTGTCTACCAACTTCTCGAATCTGTCGCCAAACATAATCTGGTCGTAAACGTCGATTTTCGCCTCGGTCTTGAAAATCTGTTTTTTAATGTGATAATCGGCAAACGCGTTCCAATCGAGCTGCGAGTAATCATCCGCAACGTCGATCGTCGCCTTTTCGTCATCGCGGCACCCGCACCACGGCGTGAGTAAAATTCTTCCATCTTCGGTTCTACTTATGATGAGTTCGTGTTCAGCTTTCGACCAAAAACGCCACATAAACTCTAAGCGAAGTTTTTCGGCAAACTCGGCTCGCGTCGCGCACTTCTTTTTGAGTTTTTTGATGTCATCTTCACGATAACGCAAAATGTTATAGTTTTCTATAAGTTGATTGTTGTGGTTAAAATCTTTCACAAAAAACTTTGGAAATTCAGCCATCTGTTTTCTCCTTTTCTAAAATATTTTTACAAAAATAATATAATTTTATCCACGTCGGATAACCGAAATCTTTCTGTCCGCGCATGTACTTCTCTTTGAGATTGTAATAACAAATCCGCAAATATTCGTCGTTGTGCTCTTTGAACCGCAACCCCGATTCTATCCCGACGATTTCTTTTCCCGCAAACCCATTTTGCATTCCCTCGAAATAAGCGTCATATTTCGACAAATCGCGAATCTTTATCTCGCGTCGGCGCATTTCGGCGATTACCTTGTCGGAATATGCTTTGAGGTAATGACGGTTGTAATCGTATATATAATTGATAAGGATATGTCTATCTTGTTTTGCGTATATTGAGTTGAGTTCGCGCCATTGAGCAAGTAACTGTGATTTAGGAAGATAGGGGATTAAATCAATATGCCACAATCTCATAATTTACCTCCGATTTACGTACTCATTATAACACAAAAACTCCGTATTGTCAACTGTTTGAACGGAGTTTTTGAAAATTTTTTTGCAATAAAATTCGCCTTTTATTAAACGGAGTTTGAGATTTTTTCTTAATAAAATATATTTTTTATTCAGCAAGAAGCATTCCTTGCAATTCCTCGATACGTTTTTGATGCGTCTCGATTGCTCGTTCCTGCTTCAATCCTTTAATTTCTTTTTTTATTCTTTTTATTTCTTCGTTAATGTCGGCGTTCCACTTTTTCTTTATCAGTGTGTAAATCACTGCAATTGAATCGCTTTCGTCGTCTGTTAAATCGCCTACTTTTAGTCCATAATAGGCGCAAACCGCTTTTTTGATATCGGTCTTCGTCGGCTTCGGGTTCTCTTCGGTTTTGAAAAGCGCTTTTACCGAGACCGCGTGAACGCCTACTTCGTCATAAAAATCAACCCCATCCACTTTTGCAACCGCGATATCGAGAGCCGCGTGCGCCTTTGCGAGCGTTTGGAGTGTCGCAATTGTCGTGAATCGACCTGCTTGCGCGGGCATCGCTTCTTTGACTATCATCAGCAGATTGCCGTATTTCTCGACCGCCGAAGTCAGGTATTCTTTGAGCTTGGTATAAAGCGTCGCCACGGGTGTTTCGTCTGTATGAGAAACTTCGATTTTGTCGGTTCGGACGATTGATTTTTGCTTAATATTGTATAATGAAACGCCCGTTTTATAAAGAGCTAAATCGAAGCTGATTATATAATCGATTTCCGATAACGGTTTTTTGAATTTATACATCTTCGACCTCAGCAAGTAACAATGTCGCAGTTTCTGTCTGACTCCTCGGGCTTTGCTCGATTCTGATAAATGGGGCGACTTCCATCAAAACCGCGTCACGCAAACAAAATTCAGTTTGGTCTAACGGCAGCGGACCGATCGTCACTGTCTTTTTGATTTCTTTGAGTTTAACATTCCGCGTCGTGATTGCAACGGGCGTCATCGGGTCGTGAGCGATTTGTTTTTTGAGAAGCTCGTTTTCTTGTTGTAACTCTTTAATCTGTGAATCGTTGATTTTTAAATCGCCGATAAAATTATCTCTTTGTTCAATAATAATATCATAATCATTCTTCGGCACACCGCCAAAAAGACCTAAAAACCATCTTTGAAATTTACTCAGTTTGCTCATTTTAATCCTCCCCGTGAAACACCGCTAATGCCTTATCGATATCAGACATTGCCTTTGCGTTCGCTTCCTGTTTTTGTTTTATCTCTTCTTCAGTCAAAACCGTTTTTGTCAATCGCTTTTTCGCTGCCTCGTAACAACTCTTGAATTGGTTTGGGCTTTTGCACTCACAAATGCCTTTATGCCAGCGGCTGTAGTAGCAACAATCCAAATGTTCCATAATTTCCTTATGGGTTGGCTCTATTCTTTCCATAACAAACCTCCGATTACACGTTCATTATAACATAATCGGAGGCAAATGTCAAGCGTTTACTCACTTATTTCGAAAATTTCTATTGTAATCCTTAATGCCTTATTTCCCTTATTTGTCCGTTCAAAAAGCTCCACTAATTCTTTTGCTTTTGCTTCGGTCAACTTCACGAAAATCTGCGTCGCGTTTATCGGGTCGGGGAAACCGTCTTCTGCGGGATAAAAGGTAATGCAATAATGATTTTGCGTGAACTTCTTTTCGAGTTGTTCGCGGGTTAATTCGGGGATTTTAGAAAGTTTCATTTAACCCTCCAAAAGTTCGGGATTATCATAAATATTGCCAATTACTTCCCATTGAGTATTATCCCAATCTTCAAGATATTCACAATTTCCATCTGCAATTCCAACCACGTTAGATGTTGGATTTTTGTGGGCGATCAACCCAAAAGCAGGGCTGTTGCTGAACCAGACAATTTCTGCATAATAGTTATGCTTACCCTCACCATCTCGAAAAGGATAACAGAATCCCCGAAGAATATCACCTTCAAATATCTTCTGCCCGTTTTTATCGGTTAACCCAGTAAATTGACCAACAGTTTTAAGGGTGACTTCATAAGTAACAAAACCTTCATCCCAAGTTTCATATTTGATATAAGCCTGTTCTTCGGTTTTAAATCCCGCATAATTTCTGACTCGTTTAAAGTAAAACCCATGCACCCATTGATCATTATCTTTGCGTTTACCCCTAAACAAAATTTCAATCATTCCGAATCCTCCTCATTCGCAAAAATCTCAATCACTCTCACTTCGCTCAATCTTCTGAATTCAACCATCTCTTTCCCTTTTTCTTCGCCGTTCCAATCGACAAACTTCAATCCGAGCAGGAAATCTTCGCCTATATCGATAACGCTTGAAATTTGGACGTAATCGGGGTTTGCGTCTTCGGGGTCGTCTTTGTACCAAAAACGAAAAACGTCGTGTTCGTCTACACAAGCGTTAAACCACTCGGAAAAGGAGCCGCTGAAACTTTTATACCGCTTGTAAAAGTCTTTATTCGTAATCTGTATCATTTTTCTTCCTCCCACCACCAATCTTTGTTAAAATCTTTGTAAAATCCATTATCGAGATAAACCCTGAACCCGTTCCACGTTTCTTCTACACTATTCACGTTGAAATAATATAACGGGCATATTTCTCGTGTATGTACGCTAATTGTCATCAATCAATCTCCTAAATAGTCTTTCCCAGCCACCCATTTTTCTACGGGCGGAATATCGTTTTTCTTACCGTATTCTCCATCAACATCGAGAAGTCCATTCATCCAGCTATTCGGAAAATCAATCGAAGACCAGCCACCACTTATATCACGAACAAAATAAACAAAATTGTCGTCATATTTCGGAATTGAGCATTTTATGAAAAAGTCGGTTATCGGCGCGTAAAGAAAATCGGCTTCTTCGAGGTTTTCTTTCCAACCCGCAAAAAGTTCAGGCATTTTTTCTTCGACAACGTTGGACTGGATTATGTCTAAAACCGTCGCTTTGTAGCGGCGAGAAACCCCTGTTTTGCCGTCATCGAAAAAGGCGTATGTTTTGTCAACTTCGGGGATATTATTTTTCATATTTTCACCTCATGAAATAACTATTCTATTTATTGAAATATTCTTCCCACTTTTTATTTAATTCCGCACAACGTTCGTCCGCTGCTTCTTTTGCATCAAACGTTCCGTGGTAAATGGCGGCGTTGTTGGGAATAGTATAAATAACCGAATAATGCTCGACTTCCTCATAATAACCGCCCTTGTAAAATATACGCTTTACATTATCGCAAACAACCGCGTATTTTGATTGCGGAATTTCAGGCTTTGCGACTAACAACGAACGACATTCGGAACTTTGCCCATGAACTTCGGTTACGAGCCAGTCCTTTTTCGATAAAAGAAATTCTCGCGCCATCTCCATTGCGTCGTATGGATCATCACAAACAATTGTCGTTTTAATCTCGTCTTCTACCCCATTTTCAAAAATCGCTTTGCTCGTAACTTCGTAGCAACTTTCCTGTGTGAAATCGGGAAAATCGAGGTAAACGTGTCTATATGCCTTCATCTTCTTTCTCCTCTCTTCGTTTTTATTTTTTCACCGAACTTATCACCTGAAAAATATAAAAAATGAAAGTTCGGCGTGAGCTGCTCTTCGACCTCAGAACCCTCAACATCCACATAATTATTATGTGTAATAAAACACGTGGAGATGTGATGATAGGGGAAAGTAATTTCGTCTGACTTAATTCTATTTAAGAACGCCGTTATATCGAACTTTCCATATCTTATACTATCTTGATATGGATTAGGAACGTTCGTTTTGTCCTCGATCTGCTTGTTAATTTCTTCCCTTTTACATTCCGAGGGAAAAGGGCCCGCTCCGTGTCGAGTAAGATAGGTTCTTGTAATATAACATAACTCAATATCGAAAGGAATTTTCCCATATTCTTCAAGAGAATTTCGTGGGTTGTAACAGCCCGTTTTGCTTGGCGTCAAATAAGGGAAATTTTCTTTGTTGTCCATATCCAAAGCGAGCCCCTGCGCCCCTTCAAATATAAGGGTATCATAATTTCCGTACAAATCCCACGGTTCTATCTCCGTTATTTCAGATGCCATTAAGCGAAAATCTATAATATAATCGGTTAAAAATTTACGAGAAGTAATTGACGGCAAATAATCATCAGAAATATTTCTCGGAATTTTGTATTCTTCGATTTTGCTGAATAAATACGCCCTAGAAATTTCTTCGATATATCTAAATAATTCCAAATCGGTCATATTCTTCATCTCGGAAAAGGTCTTATTGTATTTGGAATCCTCATATCTCTTAATAGTTTCGAAAATGCCGACCCCACAAGAACCGTGCTTTTGGCCGCCTCGCGTCCGTTCAACCATTTGGTTGAGCATCATATCGTATGGGGTGGTTACTCTACAACGAGGCGAAATAAACACACTATAATTGCGAATATTTATTTTTTCAAGTTCCTCGACCTCTTTGTTAAAAAGAATAGGATTAACTATGAAGTTTTGCTCAAAATAAGTATCACTCCCATCAGCAGTTCCACAAGCGAGATGATGGTATACAAATCTCTTATCCTCCAAATAATCAACGGTATGCCCTCTTTGCGCTCCCCCATTATGTAAAACGGTTAAACTACTTCCTTCAGCCTTTTGAGCGAAGTAACGAGAAGCCAACCCTTTCCCTTCGTCTCCATAATTAGATCCTATTACAATTTTAACGTTCATAAATTTTACCAAGAAATTCCATCAGTAGAAGTACAAACTCCCGTCTCGCCAATAGCCGAATTGGAAGATTCTGCAATGGCGCTTACAATTTGTGCTGCAAGTTCATTCAAAGTAACGACTTTGAGATGATTATCATCAAGATATTTTCCCCAAGTTTCTTTGATATCATTTTTATAATATCTATAACAAGTGTGATTATCGTCAATCGCAAAATGATAAACGTCGTATTTTTTGGTTACTTCGTCATACAATTCTTTTGTTTCAACATCCCCTTGTAGCGTTTCGTTACCAGTCACTCTTTTGAGAGCTTCTTTTGGCAAATACGGATTGAGAGGTTCATCTCCGAGAGTAATTAAGATACCCTTCTTACCGCGTTTCCAAGCATCCAATTTCGTTTGGTTAACAGCGAAATACCAAGCCGCTGTGTAGGATTCGTATTTATTGCCGCCACCACCACGTTCAAAATAAACTTTATCAAGTTGTTCTACTATTCTGATATCAGATTCAAACTGAGAAGCCTGGATGGGTGCGTTATCATACGCAAGGTCTCCAATACCCATCACAAGAAATTCAACATCCTTTACTTTCTTGTATGTTTCGGTCATAATAGCGTTAAGTTTTTTCGAAACTTCTTCGAGGGCGCTCCCCATACTTCCAGTAACGTCAAGAGCAAGAATTACAGGAATAGTATTCGGATGCTCCTCGCTATCTACGCATTCTCTGACGACGCCCCTCGGATCAAGCGCTTCATCAAGTTTTCTCGCTGTATAAAGATCTTGAGCATCGTAAGAAGCGTCAAGAGTAACGGTTCCATCGGCTAAGCATGAAGTTTTAATTCCTTTTGTTTTCGTATAAGACGTATACGAACTTGTAGTCCAACTACCGCCACCCATAATTATTTCTCCTCTTCTTCGTTTTCTTCGTTGTCGCCGATCAGGCTTCCGAAATCCATCGCGCCGTCAAACATATCGCCGAACATATCGCCCAAATTTCCGCCCATCATCATAAAAGGAAGCATATTATTCATTGAGGAGGGATTTCCGTTCATTCCCTTCATCATTTCGGACATCATCATATAAGACATGAACTTACTCATTCCTTTCTTGCCTTTCATAAAATTCTGCCCAAACATCGAAACAATTTTCCCATAGAAGTATGTTTCTCCCATAAATACGTGTCTTTCGGGCAGTATATCTTCCACCGTCGAATCTTCGTAATTGATAACTTTAATAGTTTCGCCATCAGCTTTGATAACACACTTCGGTTTGCCTGCTACAAGAATGATATCTCCAATTGCTACTTTGTTTGTGGGAATAACGAAAAAGAATTCTTCACCGATGTTAAATACGAAGTTATCACAATTTGTCAATCTTTTCTTTTCAACGTTATACGTTTTATACCCGTTTGAAGTTTTGACCGCGATCCCTCCGTTCATAGACAAACGGCACATACCGTTTGCAACCTTGCCAAACATGCCATTAAACATATTTTCCATCATAGATTTGCTCCTTTGGCTTTCGCCTTATTTATTTTGTAATTGAATTATAACATATTAAAATTTATTTGTCAACTGTTTTGACGCGATAAAACAAGAATTTTATTGTAATAAAAATTTTCTTACTCTTTCTTCGGCTTCCTCTTCTGTTAAAAATGCCGATTTGCCAAGTTTGAAAGTTTTATTGTGACCATAAGGATCTTTGAGTTTTACACAAATTTCTTTTGCCGTAATTGTGACTGCTAAAACCATGCCAGAACAAACCCATGCATCTCTCAAAGATTTACTGTCGTAATAGGTTACAAACCAAAGGCGCTGTCCGATTTTAATCGGAAATTCTGTAATGAGTTTTTCAATTTCATCAGAAGTCACTAATTCTTTAAGTTCATTCATACGCTCACCTTTAACAAAATCACTCTTTCCCAACCGAGAAACGTCACTTTTTCCGCCATCTCTTTATCAAACTTTTCATCGGTAAGATTTACATATTCGGGGTCGTCACAAAATTCATTAGAAATTATCTCTTTTAACCAATTGAAGTCACCACTTTCGTAACACTTACCTTTGTATTCCACTATTCTAGTGACTTTACAATCGTAAATTTCTCCTACAAACCAGCCATCTCCATCACTGCATTCTCCGTTGATAAAAACCTTTATCGGCAATTCAGGGTTTTCTGCGACTAATTTTACGAATTCTTTATTTATTTCTATAATGTTTTTTTTATTCATTTTCGTACTCCTTTAATAGTTCATCGATTTCTTCAATTAAATCTATTTCTGCATATCCTTGGACATAATCTCTTTCGTGCATTACTTTTTTCAAATTTTCCGCAAATTCTCTAACTGCATTTTTCTTCTCGATCTCGAGAACGTTTTTCATATTCCGCTCGAATCTTTCGTTTTTGACTTGTAACTTTGCATAATCAAAACAAAGTTTGTTGAATTCGGCGCACTTTTCGTTGTGGCACGCTTGCGCGAGTTCTAATTCCAATTTCAGCGAATCGTATTTTTTGTCTAACGAATCAAACGCCTCTGTCAACTTCTTATTTTGCAACTTGAGAATTTCTATTTCGGTTTGTGATTCTTTGAGTTTTTCGTTTTTCTTTTCGAGCGGCTCAACCGATGTTTTGGTAAACGAATTATAACGTTCTTCTGTCGCTATAAGCTCCTGTTTATAATCATTCTCTTCTTTGCTTTTAAACCACTCGTCATCTACCACGCACTCAACGCCCTGTTCGGCGAGTAACTCTCTTACGCTACGGCACGACGCCAGCGCTCGTCCTCCCATTGCGTTAAAATCTTTTGATTTGCAATGGAGGGTGATTTTCTCAAAAAGGTGTTCGTTTAAATCAAAACACCTTCTCCAAAAAGCCACTAAACTTGCCATATCGAGACCGCGTGATTCGAGTCGTTCGATCTTCCCGTTATTGTCACGCTCTACCACCGTCGGGTTTATTAGTCCGATGCTTTGCAAATATAAATCAGTCATCTTTCCCCTCACATATAACCGAATTTCCATCTATTTTTACTTCGTCGCTGTAACAGAATTTTCCATTCCATTCAACACAATATAAATGTCCTGTTTCCCGTATACTTTTAACCATTGCGGTCAAGGTATCGCCGAGCCAAGTTTCTTCGTAATGTGGAAAATAAATCTTCCTATTGTGTTCTTTACGCATCTTCAACCTCCGATAAAATGTTCATTCTGTTGTATAAAATATATTCGTCATAAATCATATAGCATTAGCTACATTTATAATGACTGGGGTCAGATAACCCTGTACTCCGTCTGCAAAAGCGTTCGGAGCTACTTTCTTTATTATTTGCAAAGAACCATTTACGTCAGAATTAATCAGTGTCCCGTTATTTGATTTGAATAATCCACGTTTAATTCTGCGTTTCTTGTTATAATTTTCTTTGATTGGTTCTTCATTATCAAGAAAACTTGTTCCAGAAGTATAACTCTCATCGGTTGTAATAAAGTTTATTCCTGCTTCTTCGCATTTATAAGTCAGTTGCCTAATAAACATATCATAAGGAATAAAGGCAAACGATTGAGTGTTGCTTCCAAGTTTTGCTTCTCGCTTCCAGAAATTATTCAATCCGCAAATAATTGTATCTATATCGTTCAATTTACAATAATCGATTACAAATTTACTTACATGGTGCATAAAGTTTTTAACTTTATTGAAACGCTTGTTGGTTAATCTGTCGAGTTTATTAGACCAATTTCTTTTATTTCTGTGAATTGTTCTACCCATAAGATAAGCTCTTTTCTTATTGAAATATTGATTTATGCTTTTCAATCCTTTGCCGTTAATAATAATCGGTTGTTCTCCAATATTATTTGTTATGGTTACAAAGTTATTTACGCCTAAATCCATTCCTACAATTCGGGACATTTCTCTTTTAGGTTTATCTTCAATTTCTACTTCTGTTACAACTTCCATTATATAATCATTCCCACGAGGAACAAAGCGTACTTGCAATAATCTACCTTTTGCTTGGGTTTTCCATTTTATATCTTGTAATTTACGAATACGGAAATGCAATTCATCTCCAATGATATAACAAGTATTATTTGGGATTTCCCAAACAAATCTACCGTCTTTTTTAAGATATTTCGGCAATTTGGGCATTGCGTTATATTTTTCTTTGTGTTCTTTCCAGTCCTTTATGGCTTTAAAGAATGCTTTCCAGTTTTTATCTAATCTACGTAAAACACAGTTGGCGGGCTGCGACATACAAGATTTATATAATTCGTGAGATTTAAGATTGGAATTCATTTCTTTATATTGAACGTATTTCTTGTTTTGTGTGAATCTCTGCCTTATTAAATAATTTGCGTAATTATATAAGTCTTTTGTGTGTTTGCACATTTCATTTATGAATAACCATTTTGGGTGCTGTTTGGTTATTATTTGCTGTTCGGTTTTATTTACTTTCATATAATTTTAATAAACGTCTTCCTGCTCAACTCCTTCATGAACCCGCCAATTAATACGCGCTGTAATAAGCATCTACCTCCGATTGTGGTTTCATTATAGCAGAAACAAACCCCGTTGTCAAGCGTTTGAACGGGGTTTTGAAAAATTATAAGTTTTTTATTAAATCACTTCTAACTTCTTCTTCAATTTGAGGGAACAAATCTCCAAAATCTATGGTTATATAAACATTTTCAGCAAATGGGATAGGGGGTATAACGCTTTCACATATTCTCCCTCCATACCAATCGACAAAATCTAAAAAATTACAAATCTTGTAAAAATATATATTGGCGGTTTCATATTTTTCTCTCGTATTCATTCCTTCGTAATTAGGAATATGAATATCTAAACCACACAATGCATAGCCTTTCGCGACAGCGTTTTTAACCTCATTCTCAATATAAGAAATAATTCCGTCTTTTTCTAAAAAATCAACGATATTTTTTAATTCAGATTTAAGTGCCTCTTCCCGCTGTTTATAATAAGTGTCTTTTACATCTTTTTTGTTTAACATTTTATACCTCATGCGCAATAAAATTCTAATTTTATTTATTCTTTTCCAACTTCGCGAGCCTTTCTTTTATCTCGTCTATTTCTTCTTTTAACCCGTCTTGCCACGTTTTCGAGAACTCTTCAAAAACTGGTTCAACGTCGAGATTCACGAATCGAGGCTGAGAAGTCTTCAACTGACAATTTTCCACTTCGTACGGCGTTCCGACGACGAGTTCTGTTTTAGCTTTCTCAGTTTCCTTTTTTAGTACCTTAAAGCTTTCCGCAAGCTTTCTCTCATTCTCTTTCCTCTCCTCGCCTTCGTCAATAAACCGATAATCTCCGAAAACATCGTGTGTTTCGACGCGGAAATTGCACCCGCATTCCAAACACTCACAACGCACTTTTATCGGCTCGGCTTCGGTCGGGTTTTGCAACTCTCCGTTTTTATAAATCGGGTCGGGTTTAGTGATAAAAGCCAAGGTCGTGAAACCGACACCCGAGTTTTCCTTTACGCGGAAATACGACTTCCCGCATTTGGGACATTTTACTTTCTTATAATCGATTGTTTGCATGCTTATTTAACCTCCTAATAAAAGACGTGTTTTATTGTTTCAAATTCGACGTGCAAGTAATTTTCCACGGGCTCTTCTGACACCACTGACACGGGCTATCTCCGACATACGGTGTTTTGAGATACTTCGGGTTGTTCGGGCAACCTTCACAACCGCTTTCATTATTTACTAATGTCGCTCCGTCGGGAAGCGTGCGAGGGCGATAAACCAAATCGTTTACTTGATGTGGATTATAAGTCCCGTTCGGATTTGTTATCGTGCCATAATTACCATTTGTTGGAAGTGGGCACTCGTCAACTTTACCAATCACGCCTTTATGGGGTAAGTTTGTCAAACAACACGGACAAATTACTTCGGAATTGCAAACGTCTTCGTTTTCGTAAGTAAACTCGCAACCGCAATACGGGCAGGTTATGTGAAATTCTTTTATACCTTGTTTAATTATCTTGATTGCCATTTTTCTACTCCTTTTAATAAAAGTCATCTTTTATTACACGTTTCATTTATTTTAGAAATAAGGGTTTGCCTTCTATTTATCTGTTCATTCAACTCGTCTAAATATTGATCGAGAGTAATCATCCTCTCTCTATCCAACTCGTCATCTATATACTGCTCAACGACATACCCTTTGTAATCGTTGGGCACATAACCCCACGCAATGTGGTTGTAATCGCACAAATAACGTATGTCGTTGGAATTGTCGACTTTGAAAATGTCAGCAAAGCGATCGTATTCGTCTTTGAAACCGCAAACCCAACATCTTTTAACGGCACTTATTTTCGATTCGTACTCTTTTATTTCTTCTGGGTTCGGAGATTGTTTGCTTTCGTCATCGGAGATATAATACTTTATTTCTTTCATTCTTTCACCTCCGATTACTCTTTTATCAATTCAAAATATGCGGGAATGAAAACCTCTAATTTATTAGTCATCCACGGTTTTTCTGCAACGGGAGATTCGTCGTCTTGTTGGTAAGCGATAATATCTCCAACCATAATTTTTATTTTCTTCACCCCAATCAAATCTTCTTCTGTGTCTATCTTACTTGATGGACAACGGCGAAGAGATAAAAATTGATTTAATATTTCTTCTGCCGCTACTGGAATAAACAAGAAAGTTCCATCGTTATGTTCGCCATGACAACCACAGCAATCGAAATCCTCAAAGCCCTCAGGAGCTTCCGTCAATTCTACTAATATATTTGATATATCTTTATTGTAAAACTCTAATGTTGTAGTAAACGGGAGCTCTACGGCTTTATCCTTGTAAAAATTAGAAAGACGGAAAAGTGAAACGTTTTCCTTTTTTAACGCCCCTTTCCCTCGTTTCAACAATTGCTCGTTTACGAATTCTAAACTTTTATTCATGACTACCTCCAAGTGTGATTATATTATATCACATCAAAATCCAATTGTCAAGCGATTTAACGCCTTAAAAACGTAAAATCGTATTTCTCTCTCGCGTCTTCTTCTGCCTCGTCAAAACCCGTGTCGTAACCGTCTCCCCAAGCTTCTTTGAGAATGGCTTGCAAATCCGCCTTTTCGTAAAGTTCGAGTTTACGGGTGATTTTAAGTGCTTCTTTGATTTTCTCTATCAATTCGTCGTATTCCATTTTAATTCTCCTCTTCATCGTCGTAATTCTCTTCGCCACGTTCGTAGTTGTAATCGTAATCTTCTTGTTTATAGTAATCGTCGTAGTCGTCTGTTTCGGCAAGCTCTTCTTCGATTCTCCTTTCGGAATAATTTTTTTTTATCACTTCAAGATAATAAATAGGGCTTCCTTCAAATTCTTTGCTTTCCAAACAACGAATTAAAGACTTTCCAATCAAAAATTCGCATTGTGGGTATCTTACTTCTTTCGGGACGTTGCATAAGCCCAACATTTTATCAGAAAACCACCATCTAAACCCATTGATCGGCTCTAAATTTTTTTTAAGGTTTTTAACAAACTTTTTTTGTTCTCGATTTTGTTTTATTTTTTGGATTTTATTTTCTGCCTCTTCGATTATTTTATCTACCAAACCCATTTTAGTTCTCCTTTAAATCATTAACCGCAAACAATTCTTCTGTGTTGGCTTCGAACTCGACTGTGCCGCTGTTTATTTCTTCTTTGGCGATTTCTAACCCGACCGTGGGGCTGGGTAGTTTACATCTTTTCCGTCTCCGCCACATTTCTTGCAATAGCGATGTATTAACCGTTTCTGCCTTCTTTGGTTTCCAATGTACAAATTGTATCATTATGATTACCTCCGTGCGCAACCATCAAGATCTTCTTTTGAGCAAACCCATTCTTCAAACCGATTCCGTTTGAGTTCCACCCGAAACTAAATACAAGCCCGCCCTGTTTAGTTATTCGCGCAATTTCGTTTTTCAAATTACCCCAAAAAGAGGCTTGCGTTGTCGCCATGTTAACCGTCTTACCAAGCCGTTTATAACTTTCCGACACCTGTCTCGGCGAAAACGGCGGGTCAAATAAGACCATATCGGCACAATTATCAGGGAGCGTTTTCAAAAAATCAAGCGCGTCTAAATGATAATTGGTTGGCATCTCGTCATCTAAATCGTTGGTTATATATTCAAATTCGGTGAAATACTCTTTCAACGGGCATATATTGGCGAATGGGTCTATAATTTTACCACCACTTGGCAAATTGCTTAAAATAAATTCTTTAATCGGCTTTATGCTAAAAGTATTTTTATTAGGCATCGCCCAAACTTTATTAATTTCCATAGTACCCTCCTCATATTTCGAAATCATCATCGTCGATTGCTTCGTCGATCGCTTGTAACGCCGTGAATTTCTTCATTTGGACGAAGTGTTTATCCATTCCTTTCCATTCCATTTTGGTTTTGAAGTTTTTATCATCTGGCGTCCATAAACTAAAATAGCAACATAACTCTTTGCAAAATTCGTTTTTTGTCGCGCCATTAAAGCGGTACGGGCACCAATAACACAATGGCGTAGGATGGGGGCTAAACTCTTTATTTTCGATCGCCGCAAAAAGTTTGTCAAGTTTTTTCTTTCCTCTTTCCAAATATCCTTTCGTGCAAACGGGTTGGAAAGTGTCGATTACAGGAAGGTCGTAAAAGCACTCGACTGTAATATCTTCACCGTATTTATCGATGAGCGCAAGTGTATAAATTACAAATTGCAAACAAGTCGCTGTATCGGTAAAAAGCGTATCTTTCGTTTTTATGTCGTGAATTATGAAACGATTCGTACCCTTTTCGCGAAACAATCGATCGATATAACCCGTAAAAGTATAATCTTTATATTGAAAAGTAAACGGAATTTCACATCCGACTATTTCAAGCTCAGGATGCTCCTCCATATATTTCGGCAAACGATATAACCCATCGGTGATAAAATCTTGTGCCTTTTCTTTAAATGATTTGCCGCTTTTTGAATCAGTGCTATTCCATTCTTCGGGAAACATTTTGGCAATTTCGTCAATCGCGATAAGTTTATCTTTATCTTTTGCATTTGCCGAAACTTTCGAAGTTTTAGTGAATTCTTCTTCGAGCGCATCGTAATCAATTAATTCTCCGCGTTTAATCGCATTTGCTTCATCTTCCAATATTTTATGAATAAGGGAGCCGAACACGGTATGAATCGTGGGGGAGAATAGATATTCTCCCTGAACGTATTTTAAGTAGTAGGAAAACGGGCAATTCGACATCGTTTCAAGCCTGCTATATGAAAATTTTGTTTTAGATTTTTGTGCCATTATTTTGTCTCCTTATTTAGCTGTTCCGAATCTTCTAATAAATCTTTGATGTTTATCTCTCCGCTCAATTCAAATTTCGGGAAAGAAAACTCCATTTTTATCCTGCATTTTCCAGGTTCTATTTCTTCGGCGGTCGCTCCATCGTAAGACGAAAGGAATATTTCTTCGCCGTTTGATTTACGTTTTTTCATTTTGTCTCCTTAGGAGGTAATTCTCGTATCTGATACCACTTGAACCACTGTTCAAACTCGTTAGGAATTTTTTCAAACTGCTTTGTCTCGGGGTTCATTCGGCTCTTCTGTTTGCTCTCGGTGTAGTAAGTGATAATCATACCCTTTGCGAGCGGTTGCTCGGCGAAGGTTTTTTTGTAACATTTGATTGTTTCGGTTTTGCCTGTATAAAGGTTGTAAACCGTGATTTTTGGTGAAAACTTCGAGTCAACTAAGCAAACATAACCGTTGTATTTATCTCTCGCGTCTGTGCTCTTAAAGCTCAAATACCCCAAATATTCCAACTCGCAAGCTAAGCGCTCGGAAAGCGTGAATTCCTTCGGTTTAGCGTTCTCACAGAGGTAAGAAACGAGCCCTTCGGAATCGGTAAGCTTGTATTGCTTCTCGGTCTCCGTCGCGAATTGAAGAATCGTTTCGCGAGGAAGAGAGCAGGTTTCTTTTTTGAGAAGTTTTTTGCCTGAATAGGTGTTGTAGATATCAACGATTGATAAGAGCTTCTGCGGCGTTCCAAAACAATCGAAGTAACCGAGTTTTATCAAAATATCCAACTGACGGGAATCGCCTGGGAAGTCTTTGAACAGTTCGAGGAAGTTGTTGTGTTTTTTCGTCTGTGAAAGCTCGTAAAGCGTATCGGAAACCGAGGCGTTCATGTATTTTATGGATTCCATTCCTTTATAAATGGTGTTGGTGGATTTATCCATATTATAACCCGACTTCGAGTGACCGAATGAAATATCGTGAATTTTTATCCCGATTTTCTTTGCGTATTCGGTTATCGCCGTTATCTTTTCTTCTTTGTCGGTAAATGTGTTAAATGCCGCTGTAAGAAATTCAAGCGGATAATAATAACGCAAATAACCCGAAATATAACCGATTGCGCTGTACGCGTCGCTATGATTCCATGAGAACCCATACGAGCTGGCATCAAGAATTATCTGCAAAAACGGTTTAATAACTTCTTGGCACTTGTCTTTCGTAATGTCGTAATGGGTTGAAGAATAATCGATAAATCTCTGTTCGATTTCAGGAAGAAGCGTTGCCGTTCCTTTTTTCTTTGCGATTGCACGACGGACATTATCCGATTCTGCTTGTGTGTAACCGCAAAATTTAACCAAAAACATCATTATCGTTTCCTGCATACAAACTCGACCCGCTTCTGGCGCGAGAAATTCATTCAGTTCTTTGAAACCGTTGTCGTAAAAATCGCCGCCCGAAACTTCGTCTCGATAACTTGCACAAGCGGGACGAAGCAGACCATTACCAAACGAGAACCACTTTAGATAAGAAAAGTTGCTCGTCTTTGCTTTAACCTTTCTTATGGTTTCATCCGACATAAACCTTTTTAAATAAGCCTGCGCCGAATTAGATTCCCACTGGAAGATAAGCGTCGTATCATCTCGAATACTCTTCCAAACCTTTTCGTCATTCAAATCGACATTATCGGGGTTTAACCGTTCTATCCCTGCCAATTGGCAAGTTTTGTTTATTACGCCTATATTGTCGAGCCCGAGTATATCCAATTTCACGTACATTTGCCCGTCAAGCCCGTGCATATCCAACATTGAAACGGGGTAATCGGAAGTCGCAATCGTACACAATCCCACATCGGTTTCTATCGATCTATCGCTTACCAAAACGCCGCTTGGATGCGAACCAATTGAAACAATCGTTCCCGAAACAATATCGACATATTTAAATACTTCGGGATATTCATCGCGCATTTTTTGTTCGTTATCTTCGACGTTGTCCGAAATATAATCAGCAATTTTAAGATATTCGCCATCATCCGAACCATCGCGCTTTTTGTATAACGCTCGACAAACATCTCGAACCGCACCCTTAAGCGCTATCGTGTTAAAAGTAATGATTTCACTCGTTTTAATATTTGGTAAATTCATCTTGTCGTGTAATAAGAAGTACTTGATTTTGTCTCTATCAGTTGAGCAGTAATCGCTATCTATATCCGCGTTCGTAACTCTTGCGGGGTTCATAAAGCGGAAAAAGTTCAGATGGAATTTTAGACTATCCATCTGGGTAATTCCCAAAATATAAGCAATCAGACTGCCTGATACGGAGCCGCGCCCGTATCCAGATTGAATACCATTCTGCCGCTCCCATTCGCGGATATATGATTCAAGTAACATGAAGTCGATTGCACCGACCTTTTTATAAACTTCGAACTCTTCATTAACGCGAGCAACCACTTCCGATTTTGAATATCGCTCTTTTAAATACTTATTTGTTTTATATCCCTCATTAATTTTCTGTTTAAAGACTTTCTCTTGATCGTCATAAATATGAGGATATTTCGTGTGTCGGTCGAGTTCAAATGATTCAACCATATCAGCAACAACGTTTGTATTTGCTATTGCCGCCATATAAGCTTCTTCGGGAATTGAATGTTGAACTCGATATGCTTGAATTAGCTCGTCATAAGTTTTAAAAGTTAAATCCCAACCTTCTTCATCCCCGAAAAATATATCTTTACTTTGTTGAAGTATTTTTCTTCCTTCGGCGTGTATTGAATCAAGTGAATGGGTATCTGTCCCTGCAATAAGCCGCAACCCCGTCTTTTGCGATATATTGTATAATTTTTTATTGTAAGATATTTGATCTTCTACGTTATGATGTTGAATTTCCAAAAAGCATCTCTCTTGGTTCTGCATCATAAAACGCAAAAATCTTTCTTGAATTTCAGCGCTTGCGTGATTCAAAATTCCGCCAAGACAGGCGCTCGTAATTATTATATTGTTAGACGTACCCAACAACTCGTCAAACGTAATTCGCGGTACGTAATAAAAATGGTTATCTTTACGGTTAAACGATTTTGTCGCCAAACCATTCAACTCGTGCATACCGTCAAAATTGCGGGCAATCAACAAACAGTGCCAATTATCACGGACTTTCTCGGTAAGCGTTTCGGTAACGTAAAATTCTTCCGCGTGGATATATTTCATTCCCGCTTTTTCTATCGCCTCTTTTTTCAAATCCCACGCAAAAACCGAGCCGTGTTCGCTCAACGCAAACGCCTTCATCCCGCATTCTTGCGCACGATCAACGTAACTTTGGAATTTTGTGACCGAATCGATGTTAGTCACTCCGTTCGACATATCGCTATGTGCATGCAGAATTGTGTAGTTACTCATAAATCGCTCCTATTCTTCTTCGTTTTCTGGGCGGCTAATTCTCCAACCATCCTCAAACAACCTTTTTGCCATTTGTTCTGCGCTCTCACCAATATCTTCTGGTAAGTATAATTCGGTACTGGCAATTAAATCACAAAAATTAGTGATAAATTCTGTTTCCTGTTCTTTTCTTTTTGCTTTTTCGAACCAACGCTCGCCATCTTTTTGCTCGTAATGTTCACAGCTGTCGGCAGTCTTATCTGGATGAATATGACCGTCTATAAAATCACCGTATATACCGCACTTGGAGTTATTAAAGCCACAAAAACAACTTTCGCTATAATGTTTACAATCATAACACCACAATTTCCCATTCTTCGCTTGCTCGAAATAATTCTCTTCTTCGTCCATCTTTAGTCTCCTTATTCTGTACTTTATAGTAAACGTCACTTTTCTGTGTGTCTTATATAACTCGCTGAAAATCCTCTTATGTCTTTCTTTCTCTTTGTCGGTTGCGTCGGGATGTTCATTAAGCATTATTGCCTCGCTGAATTCTCGCCCCTCTAAATCTTCTTCCACATCTAAAAGTCTATATTTCGTTTTTCCATCGCGAGACACCGCTCTATCGTGAGCTTGTATAAAAGCACCGTTTTCGTAACAAAATCTTCGCATTCCCCAATACGAACCAATCAATCCAATTTCCATAACTTATTTTTCACCTTTATCATATCCAAGCTGTTCTCGCAGCCACGATGGAACACCGCATTTGTATTTCGTGCAACCATAATAAGAGTAATATTCAACACAATCAACAATTGTCGATACTTCTTCTGAGTAATAAATTACATCTTCGCACCAGCCCTCTTTGGTTGTTATTATTCTTTTAATCGGGGTTCTATTTTTCTCTGCGATTTTTTCGACCTCTCCACGCTCCACTTCTTTTTTCGGTAAGCCGCCCACGATAACTTCCATTTCAACCTCCGCTCGATAAAACTACTATTTTATTATGCAATCAATTTTTACCAAACAATCCTCCCGAACAGAGGGTTTTCCTCTTGCATATACGAAGCGGTTCCGTTTTTGTTGTTGAAACCATATATGCGTATTTGCAATTTTGACAAGGATTGAGGCTTTTCTCTTTATATTCGGGCAACTCCATCCAAGCAATCACTTCGTCAAGTTCTAATATAAATATATTATCATCGTCCATGTACCAACGTTTCCAAACACCGTCTTTGAATTCTTGCTCTTCTAAAAAACCAATCGACGTGTCGATCTCTCTATCCAAAGTCCAATATGAGACCAGCACCCGTTCACCAAGTTCAGGCAAATCTCCATCTGCTACTTTATGCCATATGCCTTTAAATTCTTTCATTTCTTATTCTCCTCAGCTATCTTCCATTTTGGCTTTTACAAACATATACTTTGTCGGTTTCTCTATACGACTATTGAAACTTTTGCCATAAATTTCACTCCAATCCACGTCGGGTCGAGGTAAATCTTTATCTAGTATTTTATACGAAATTCCTCTATTCTCTTCCATTTTTACCTCCAATAAAACAGCCGTTTCATTATATCTCTTCTTCGCCCGCCTCTTCATAAGCCTGCCAATTAAGCATATACGCGCTGTAATACGCGTCTACGTCCACCTCTCGCTGATTAACAAAACCCCAAACCTCGTTGATTTCCACGCTTACAATATTCCTCGCCTGTTTCAGTTCCGCGAGTTCCTTTTTAACCGCCTCGATTTTGCATCCAGCCTTTCCGATAAGACTCCCCGCGTGGTCTGTGTAAATCAAGGCGCGATAACCCTGTCGCTCTTCGTCGTACTTCAACGTAATTCCGACTTGCATAACTCCGCAATCTTTGATCCACCGCGAAATCACATTGTAAGTTTCGGGGTTTAAAGAAACTAAACTCGGCTGCGCGAGTTTCTCGATTTCGCGTTCCAAGCCGCGAGCCTTTTTCGTCGCTTTTTGGTATTGGGTGTAAACCACGAAAAACCCGATTACCAAAGCTACCTGAACAACTGCTGAAATGATTAAAGTTACAATTTCCATATTTTTACCTCCGATTGTGGTTCTATTATAGCAGATAAAAAAGAAGTTGTCAAGCATTTAGCCGCAACTTCTTTAAAAAAATTATAAATAATAATCTTTATCTTTTTCTCTATCCCATTTTCGATATTGGTTATAAGCCTCTTGTTCGCTCGAAAAACTCACGCCCTCGATTGATACATCATACGACAAAAACTTCTGTAACACCCAAAACACCTCGTCGATGTAAATATGATTGGGGCGTTTGTCTTTATCCATTTCTTTCCAAACAGCGACGGAAATGAATTTTGCTTTCGGGAATCTTCTTTGAAGATCCACCTTTTCAGAATGTGTTGCAACCAAAATAGGATAACCCGTCTTTTCTGACAACATCGCCAGCTGATAAGTTTTACCTGTATTTCTCGGCATATCAAAAATTTTCATAAACTTTCTCCTTCTATACTCCGTGCAAACGGTTTAATTCCCGCTCCACGATTCTTTGAATATCCTTCAAATTCCCTTCCGTCAACTCATAACTCGCAATCGTCTTCCCAACGCCGAAAGCTCTCGGTCCTGCGATCTGCCAATCGTCAAGATACACAGTTGGACCTGATTTGGAATAGGGGTATTGAACGAGTTCTAATTTGACTAAAGATTTTCGATGAGCTTCTTTCGCTTCTCGCATTTCATCTTCGTATGCGTCGCTGCTCCCATATTCAATTTGTTCAGGCTCAAAACATTCGCATCCATTAAAACAGTCGCCGAAATAACAATGATCTAAAACACAGTTTGAGTTGGTACACATTTCCACCTCTTTAGAATTTTTTGAATAGAATTTGCATTTCATTACACTTCCCTCCAACCATTCTTCTTAATAATTCTTCTCATATTTTCTCTTCCAACTGGATTTGCAGTGTGAAGATGAAAAATTACTTTATCTTTGATAAACTGTTCCCAACTATCACTTTCATTACTTTTTGTTTCTAACCAATCTAAGATTTTAATGTAATCGCCGCAATTAACAACCTGAATGCCAGCATCATGATCTAATGATAATTCTACAGAAATCCAATGTTTATAGCAGGTTTCTAAAAAATCAATGGTGTCCCAAACAGTTATCTCCCAAACATTATAATCATCTGGCATCTCTCTTTCATCGTCAACCCAAATCTTAATCATCTTTCTTGACCTCGCTTTTAAACCATTTCCTCCAAACCTTGACACAATTCACAGAACTCACATCTCCCCCAATAATATGTTCACAGAAATCTGCTATTGGACAAAAGGCACAAGTTAAATTTTTACAACATTCTGCGGCTAACTCTTCTATGTTCATATTTTTTATTTTTTCAAAATTAGTCATAACCAAACACCTCTTTATACCTACATTATAACATACCAAAATCCATTTGTCAACCATTTGAACACAGTTTATGATAAAATACAGCTTTTATTCAACAGGATAAAAGTCGCACTTTCTTTTATCACCGCCATAAATACAGGACTCACATTCTTTTGTTCCCATACAATAGGATTGATTTTCAACTATATAATCCGTAGAGACTCCACCATGTAATGCAGCATAATATCCTTTTTCATATTCTGTAAGATAACGTCTTACCTTTTTAGTTCGATAAGAATTTAGATATGTATAAAATTAACCGCCCAGTGTTTTTATCTTGTTCAACAGATTTTAATTCGTAATCCCCAAAATCCCGTTCTATACTACTTTTTGCGGCCGACATTGTAATGGTACTTGTCACAACCCTAACAGCCCGATCGTCCTTAATCGCGCTTAACCAATCTTTTACCAACATATGCTTTCCTCCTTTACCTCCACTTTCGCTAATTCCCAGTTATATTCGAGAATTCCTTTGTATTTTTTTGGAAACTCTGTAACCATTTTTTTGATTCGCTCCTCCCAATCTGCCATCGCTTTTTTCGTGCGATAAAGCTCATCAGAGTATTCTTTATACCGAACTTTCATTCCATGCAAAAACGCCTTTTCGCGACTCTCTTCGGGGAAATAGCATTCAAATTCGTTTATTTTGTCACGTAATTCCCTCATTTGATTTACAAGCCAGTCGTGTTTGCTCCCGAGACGGTCAAGTGTGTATGAAGCGCAATAAAGTTTCTTACCTTCTTCCGTGGTTTCGTAAAACTTTTTGTAACGACGAGACAAAACCTCTTCGCCGATAAAACAAACGGCGATGGTGCCAAAAAATCCGCCAATAAATGTCCAAAAAATTATCGCTCCAATTATTCCTCCCATTTAGTCTTCCTCTCGATATATCTCGGTGTTATTTTTATAGCAATACTCAAATCTCTTCGCAACTTCTTCGGGCGTCAAACAACCCAAAACGTTACCGTCTTCTGCTTCTTCTTCAGTTACGGCGCCCATAATTTCTAAAAGGTCATCTTCATTACCATAAGAAAAATTATGGCATACAGCGTCGCAAAGCACTCCAATTCGAATCTGTTCTCCATCCCAAATCGGGTTTCTGGTATAAGGCACTTTCGCTTCGTCTAAAAGTTTCGCTAATTTCTCGATACATTCGTGTTTCATTTTTTTATCTCCTTATAGTAATGGCAGCCCAAGCGAAACTTGAAAAATGATTTCTTCGAGCACTTCGCATTCCATTCTGCTATGACTTTCAGGATCGTCACAAGAATTGATTTCGTCAATTCGATTCTGCCACTTTTCGATTAATTTGTTGTAATACTTTTTCGCAATATTATTATCCATTTCTCCACTCCTCACCGCGCTCAATATTTTTAAGCCTTACGTAATCTCTCAACATCTTTTCATTGAACGACCAGCCCATAATCATTCCAGTTGTTGTTCGATTGATGGGGACCAAATGCCACTCATCCGCTGCACCGTTAAAATCACAATAATCCCAAACAAGAGGAATCGTCTTTTGTTGGTCTAAATATCTTCCACTAAAAGGGAAATCGCGAACACCCCAACCAGCCCAGCAAGCCGCGATATAAACTTTTGGTAGCGAATCGAGATATTCTCGCGTTTCTTTACAGTTATCCAAAACCTTTCCGTTCGTGTTTATCTTTTTACGAGTAGCCTCTTCCGCTGCACTCTGCTCAAGTGCCTCGATAAATTTTACCGCCTTTTCTCCGCTTAATTGCATATTTCCTCCTAATGAAATGATGATTTTATTTATTACCTAATATTAGTATAACAGATAAAAAAAGAATTGTCAAGCGTTTTGCCTAACAATTCTTAAAAAATTATTTTTTCTGTTTCGCCAAATGGTCCACTAACCATGCGTAATCCATATACAATCCTTTGTTTTTTGCATCCGATTTATCTGAGACGGTTTTAATATCAGCAAACGCCATATCAAAGTATTTTTGTGCTTCCTCATATTTCCCTTCCCAGCATTTCGCGTCCGCTATGATTTGATACTTCTTCCAGTCGCGCCAATAATAGTCAACCGAACGCCAATCGGTGGTCTTAACAGTTTTGTTATTCATATCTCTTAAAACTGCATAACACTCTTCACTTCTACCTCTGTAAGCCAATAATTGCGCTAATTTAATATACCCGTCGCGTATAGTATCATTATAACGAATCGCTCTGCTGTAATAAAACTCAGCATCATCTTTTAATCCGCATTTCCAGAACATATCGCCCAACATACAACAAGTCCCAGGAAGCATGTTCATATCATCTCGCGCACTTAACTCTTCTTTAGTTGGATCCCCTTTGAGTAATCTAACATACAACTCGAGAGCCGCCTTTAAGGCATTTTGATATTCATTATGAAAACTATACTCTCTCGCGAGATAATACAAACCATATAAATCGTCGGGGTATTCTTCAGCTCTTAATTTCAAAAGCCCTAAATAAGACCCCCTACTTTTTGTTGGATCGGGGTAATGATGGAGATAGATTTTATTCGCGTCAAGCCGATAAGTTCCTTTATAACCATATTTTTCAGGCTTGTCGCATTTTAACCATTCGTGCACAGGATAATCCCAACGCCAACCGCGCGAGCCGTGAATTTTGTCATACCAGAAATACCACTTCGGAGCGCCCGTCTCTTCGTCGTGAGACCATGCATATTGGTAATATATACGCTCGAAATCAGGGTGTTCGAACACCATCTTTCGTAAATCGTCCCAAAAATCAGGGATAACTTTTTCGTCGAGGTCGATGCAATAAAAAACATCGTATTTTTCAGGTGGCACCATCGCGAGATTGTCATTGCGCCCTGTGTCGAAACGCCACTTTTCATACGCCTTTTGTTTAACGGTTAACCAATCTTCGGGTGCTCCGATTGCTTTGGAAACACTTTCAAAATCCTGCAACGTCGTGTCGGTCGAACCTGTATCAAGGACATAAACTCCGTCAGCGCCTTTCCCGTCACACCACATATTCCTCAACCAACCTTCAATGAATTTCGCTTCATTTTTACATATCGCGTATACTGCTATTTTTACGTCTTTATAAGTTTCAAATTTCGCCACAATTCCACCTCTTTAACTGTTCGCCTTTTACCTTTTCGAAATACTCTGCTCCGTTATCGCACGGACCGCATTTCGTCCCTTTAATCGTCGGGTCGAGTGTCGTGTCCCAATACCATAATTCTATATCGCGCAACGCCGAAAACGATTTGAGCATCTTTAAATTTTCTTCCGTTGCCGAAAACTCCAAGCCCTCGTCAAGCGCCATAATTATGCGTATCGGGTTGAGTTGCAAAATTAACTGCGCTTGTTTCTCAGACAACGAGTGCGAACCGAGCGCAATGATGTTTTTTACGCCAAATCCATACGAGACCATAGCAGATTTCTCGCTTTCTACAACCCAAACTTCATTGCCGTATAAATCACCATAACTCTCTGAGTAATTAAAAAGGGTTTGGCTCATCAAACCAGGAATGAGATAAATATATTTTGGGTCTTCTTCTCTATTAGTCTCATAATTTCTTCGACCCTTGACGCACATTATATTTCCCGTTTCTGCGCTTCTAATCGGGAAAATTATCCTTTGGCTTTCAACGTCATATCCGACGCTATAAAACCGCTGCGCTTCAATCGTAATCCCATCCTTTATCCAACGTTCGTTGGGAGTCATGTCGTATTGATTTAACACACTCTCGGGATAAGTCTTTACTTCAATTTCCGTATTTTTGCGTCCGATTTGATTATAAAACCCGCCAAATAATGGTAATTGTTTCTGCCTCGCCCAATCATCTGATAATCCAAGAATTTTCTGAATTTTCCCAACAACCGTGCGGAAATCGACGCCGCGCTGCTCCATAATGAATTGGATAATATCGCTGTGCGTGCCGCGTGCGTAATCCGTAACCATCACGCCGTCGTTATCAGTCAAACGGATTTGAATATTATTCCCGCCACCATCTGCATCTCGAGCACATCGAATTTCACTTACTCGCGGAGTAATTTTTTCAAACCCAAATTCTTCGAGCAGTTCGATAAGCGCGTCGGCGTTAGTTATGAGTTTTTCTTTGATGTCTTTGAGCATTTCAGCCTCTCGTCCATTCTCCGTCTACCACCACTTCGAAATCGGTTAAATCTTCGAGTTTACTTATTTTCAAGTCATTTCCGCAACCGACAAATTTGCGATTGCTATTTGTGAAATTGCCACCCATTTTTTCGGCTTCGTCAATCGGAATAAACGTCGTCGCCAAATACGCCGAATATTTCCCATCTTTTACCAATTTTAAATTGAGAGAGTAATCGTTTATGACAAGGTTTGTTTCGTATATAACCGCCGTTACCCAATTATCGAAATCGCCGTATTCGAACTTTTGAATATAATATTTACGCCCCGAATTAGAGAACAAATCTGCTAATTTAACCTTTTTAGGCGTGTCGTACATCGTAATCATTTTTGAACCTCCGAAACTATATGATCATACAATTTTTCTACCGTCGAAATATCTATCGGCGTTCCGTCCATTTCGGTGACACAACCTTCTTTGTAATCTTTGCCGAAATTCAGATCGTATATGAAATACTCAATCTCATTCCCGTCACAAGTCCCAACTTCCGACCCCATTGCGAGCGAGAGCAAATCGACCATCGTCGAGCATTCGGCGCCGTATAAGCCGATTACTCGGCAATCGTCATTACATGCTTTCTCTACTGCTTCCGACAACATATCGTCTTTGTCACACGTCGCTTTTATCCGCCCGACATATTCCACGAACTGCTCTTTAGTTAAGTACGGTTTTTTCGCCATTTTGTGCCTCCTGCGTTGTCTCTTCCTGCGCCGCCAAATAAGCCTTCTTTGCTGCCTGCATTTCTTCTTTGGTAATTTTCCTGTAATAGTTGGTTCCTTTTACTGGAATGAGCATTCCATTTACGAGCAAGCGCGAAAAAATTCTGCCACCCAAATCCTCTATAACAGCAGGACTAACCATCTCTGCGTATACAATCGGAATCTGCGCCTCTTTCGCAAAACCGATTACGTCTTCGCGAATGAAACTCGACCTTCTTGCCTCTAAACGCATTAAAACGCGGTCGATAACCGCCTGCTGAACTTCCTTCGGTGGAACTTCGAAAACTTCTTTTTCTTCCATGTTATATCTCCTTTTGGCGAGCGAATTCCTTGTAATCGTCAATCGCTTTATACCTTATTTTTCTCTTTTCTGCCGTGCCTATGAGTTCGGGATTGAGCTCTTGCACCTTGCGACGAACGCGTCCAACACTTTCTATTGACGGCAAATCGCCATTTACTACGCGGCGCGTAATTTCCCAAAACGACGTTTTACGAACCGAAACACCAAGCGAATTCAGAAAGTACGCGTATAACACGTTATCGTCGTCACGAGCTTTCGCTTTATTTTTGAGAATTTCTTCCACTTTGACTGCCATTGTGTTAAGCCTTTCTTTAGCCATAACTCAACCTCCAAATTCATTCTTCGCCGTTATTATAACACGTCGAAAACCATTTGTCAAGCGTTTGAGCAGACTTTTCTGAAAAAATTGGATAAAAAAAAGGAATACTGGAAATCTGTTAAAATCCAATATTCCTTTATCTGAAAATTATTAACTATTCTTTTCTTTACTTTTCTACATATATTTCTACAATTCTTTACTTATTTAATTACTATTTCTCCTAGAATAATTAATAATTATAAAAGAGTTATTTATTTGATTCTTAACCTTATACAATAAAACCGTGTCGCCTTCTCGACAATCAATGTGATTGGGATTAAGTATTCGGTTAACTACCGTGTCAAGGTCGGGTAAAATGCACAAATTAACCGTCCCGTCATCATTCACCGAATCGACTATACAAGGCACGGTGCTATCTTGCTTTTTAACTTCTTCACGCACGATTTCACGGATTAAGTCTACTAATTGTTCTGCATTTGTCGTCATAATAATCACCTACCCGTAGTTAAGAACGTAAAGTTCTGTATATTCGAAATTGTTAAACTCATCGCACCGCTATAATCCAACGCCATTGAGATTCCCTGTACTAAAAAACGCACCTGATTAAGCCCGTAAAAATCATCCGTAATTGTGATGAGATTGTTAACAAGAAGTAACGGGTTATATCTAACCGTAACCGTTGACGACGACTTTAAAATAAGCTTCTGCCGTAATTCATAATCCGCTCTTTCTTGCGCTAAAACCTGCGACGTAATATTGCTATCGCTTATGGGGCTGGCGGTTCTATAACCAATTCGTTGATAACATAACGGAGAGCCTGGGGTATCGTTGACTGCAATCGCACGATAAGTCTCACTGTTACTGGTCGAGCCAATAACGATAACACGGTTGACAACACCGCTCAAATCAAATGATAAATCTAAACCCTCAATGCCACCGATTTCATCATAAAAATGATATATAATCGTCTTATCCTCGTCGTCCGTAACCGAATTTATCGGAATAATATTCAGGTGCCCTTCTATATCATAAAACACTTCGGCGTTAAGCTGTGTCGCCAAATCGAGAATTATCGAACCAACCGTGTCGCCCGTTTCTTTGGTTATCGTTGCTTGCGTCGTCTTGCCTTTGAATGCGCTATGGTAAATAATGTCAAGCGGGTCAAGCGGTTCTCCGTTACCTTTTGGAGTTTTCAACAAATCACGTATAACTTCGTGGATTTCCGAGCCGACTGGGATTGTATAAGAAGTGTCAAGCAATCCATCTGCACCCTCGAGAATCGAGAATTTATCACTGGCTTCCACCGAAACGTTAGTTTCTCCTTGTTTATGCGACGAAGTTATACTCGTTATTGCATAAGTACCCTTCGGGAACCAAACAACTGCTCCATCTATCTGAAGCCCTAATTCAAGGTTGAGTTTCACGCCTGTCCACAAACCATTTATCGAAGGTGTGTATTTTTTGTGAAAGTTATATAATGAAAAAGACAAACTTCTACGCTGCCCGTTTTGATAATTTTCGCTATACGATCCACCCAAAATAATATCGTCTTCGGGGATATCTTCCTTAACCGTTTCATCAGCATTAAGAATGTGTAATCTGTAACGTGGATTTATGACTGGCGAATTGTCAATCTCTTGTTTTATTCGTTCTATCGGGTAATTTGCGGCGGTGTCGGCGGAGTAATACGAGAGTATATCGCCGCTTGCCGTATTTTTAGTTTTATACACTTTACTCCGCCTCCTTATGCGTTAATATCTACTATTTGGACGTCTTCGGCGTTGCCAATTTGCGTCCATGTGAAACTGATTGTGTTAGGTTGTCTATAAACCGCGTCCATTGGTTTATTAGTCGCGCTCGAAAGAGTAACGAGAAAAGATTGGCCTTCACGGTCTTTGAGTAATTTCGGATTCGAAGACATAACAACTTTGCGCCATGCTAAAAGCATATCAACGCGCTGATTCGAACTTGGCATTTTATCGTTTTTACGAATTTCTTGATAACCGCCCTCGTTGACGGTTTTGCCGTTTTTGAGAATATAACTCGCGGGGAAAACTTCACTTCCGAGAAGGCACGAAACCGAGCCCGCGACGTAATTCATTCGGCCTTGTGAATAACGATTGAATTGTCCAAGGGTTTGCTGCTCTTGTCGAGAAATATTTTGCGATTGCTCGCCCGTATCGACATTGAGATTAAATACCCAAACGTCGTCTGGTGTTGCCGTGAATTTCTTATTTGTGCTATCGACGGGATGAAGCTCTGTTATGCTCCAACCTTGCCAACTCGTTATAATTGGCTCGACTGTCGCCTTTTGCAATTTGGTCAAAACTTCATCGGTCATTTTATCGAAAGGATAAAGCGTGTAACGATAAGTCCTGTTGTTCGAAACGTTAAAGTCACGGAATTTGAAATTTGTAATTTCTGTGTCAACTGGCATAAGACGAGTAAGCGGTTCGTAAATCGGGTTCCCGTCTGTATCGGTTCCCGTCTGTGTGATTTCTTGCTTAAACACCGACGAAACCGATGTGTCGTTACTAGATCGCATTGGTGAAAAGCCTTGTTCGGCTTGATATTCACGCGTCGCACTTTTCTCGGTTTGATAGTTGAGAAGACATGCTGCCTTATCCTCAACATCGTCAACGGAATAAGGTAACCTTGTAGGCGGAGTGGGTTTATCGTCGAAAGCTGATAAAACCCCGTCCGCTTTAACCTCGTCCGAAACGTTGAGCACGTTTATGAAATTTACCCGTTGTCCGAGATAATTTTCAAACGGGGCATTTTCTTTATTGTACTGCGAAACATATATTTTCATCGATTTTCCCATTTTTAATTACCTCCTTGTGTTTCTTCGGGAGCATCCTGTATAAACACTCTCGCATCGATATTACTCGCAATAGCCGTACCAGAATTCAAATTTGGGTTATTGTAATTAGCGAATTTTATACTGAACGTCATTTGGTATTTTTTAATATTTTGTCTACCCGTATATTTAGTTGTAAGTGTCTGCCTATATAATTCTGCGCTCGCGTCATTTCTGTCGTGCCAATAATTATAATTACCATTGCTGTCTTTGTCGTGCCAATAATTATAATCACCCGTATAAACGTTAATCGGATCGCTGCTTTTACCATCGACCGTAGTTTGATTAATTTGTTTCAATTCTTTATCCGACCAAATGCTGAACTGCGAGTCTGCCTTTTGAGCAGCACTTGCAGGAGACAACGGAAGAGAAATTTTACCCGTACTATTCCACGCGCCCTCTTCGTTAATATTCCACCAATTAGACTCTTGTGTGTTGTTATGTGTTTCATCAACAACATATGGGTGCGTCGTCATTAGATAATCGACTTTTGTCGGGTTTGTCGGAGTGTCTCCTTTTATAAATGCGGAAGCAATCCGATTGTCGGGTTGCCATACTCCGTTTTCGTTATCTTTTTTCCATTCGCCATCCGCGTTCTTTCTATATACTTTAAGCGGAACGTTAGCCACTTCGGCGTTTAAGTTACCGATTTTTTTCTTTACGCTCAAAACAATGCCATTACGTTTATCATTGGCGATATATTCTCCGTCTTCGGTTTGCATCCAAGGCAACGGGGCGGTAAGCGTTAACTCTATGTGAGCGGCTTGATAATTTACATCATCAACATCGACATTATAGGTTATTATATTACCGCAAAAATTCTCCGCCAAAATATGTTCCGAATTGAACACACAATCCTCTGTTGTTGGAGCCGATATCGAACCGCGCTCCGTTGCAGTTTCGCCGAGTTTAGTTTGCGTGTATTCCATAAGAGCGGCTTGTTCAGGCGGAAGTTCTTTACCTTCGTCAATATCGGTTAAAGTCATATATCCATCTTCATAAGTGACGGTGTAAGGAAGTTGTTGTACTACTCCCGATTCACCGTCTATTGAATCGCCGCTAACCATATAGTGCCCGTATGTCGTCTCTTCTTTATCAATATAAACTTTATAAGGAACTCGTTCCTGCCCAATTATTTGTTGCCCGTTTTCATCAACGGGATAAACGTAATAATAAAGCATTTCAATTCGCGAAGGGTTCGGGATTACCACACCGTCTCGAACAAAGTTGATAAGAACCGACTGAGTCTCGCATTCATAGGTTACGTCGAACGGGAATTCTGTCGCATTTATGATTACTTTGGTAGCGAAAATATTCCCGTCATCAGGCGTTGTCCATATAACACCGTATTCATCTTCAACTACCCACTGAATGAGATAATAATGCCCATTTTCAAGCCCGTAAAAAGTATATTCGGTCGATCCGCGATATATTTTCTCGGATTGTTGGACGTAGCCCGTTTGCAAATCGGTCAAAAACCACTGGTAATTTACCCAATTGCGGTTGTTAAAAGTCCCGCTAACGGTTATATAACGCTTTGTGCCGATTTTGAGTCCTTCTTCGGTTTTATAAACGTCGCCCTCGCTCTCCCATTGTTTACTATCGATTATAAGCTCTGGGCTTGGTTTCGCGTAAAACGGGTTTTCATCACTTGTTTTGAAGAACGAACGAATTGAGTATTTATCATCAACTGAGAAAATTTCATTACCGTCGTATGTTGCATACCAAGTCGGATTATATTTATTCTCCGAATTAGGCTCATTATCGATACTTTTTATCGTTACATTATTTTGGAATTTATTGCCATAAAAGAGCTTATCTCCTGCGTGAATTCCGATGAACGGGCGAATATAAGCTTTCCCTTTTTCATTTTTGAATACTGGGCCATAATCTTGCATATAGGTGATATCCACTTTCACGTCGCCCGAATACGAACCCTGCGTTATCTTAACGATATATTTGTTGCTGCCAAGATAAGTCGCAACCAAGGTCGCTCCCGCTGGTTGAGTTTTTACCTTTACCGACGAGATAATACCACCGCTAAAATCTTGCGGTTTTCCTATTTCAGAATTGACAAGTGTGACCTCCGCGACTTTCAGAGTTTTCGTTTCGCCTTCGTAAACGGGGTATAAACCTATCGCGGTTTCATCATAAAACATCAATTCAGTTTTATTTATTGTGCCGAGGTTTTCTGCCGTCGCGCTCGTGCTGTAGTTTTTAGATTCATTCTGAACACAAATCAATCGATTAAGGAAGTTCGCATAAGTATTGAAGTTAGCAGGACGTAGCCAAGTAATTGTGGTTTTATCATTTTCAAATACCGCTGATTGGAAGGCAAAAACGCCATTGTAAGGATGGTAAGTTGGTTCTGTGCCGTTTCCGCCTTGATACATAAGCAATAACGTAGTACCTTGTGCAAGCAGATTGGTAGATGCCCCTGGGCCAAAATAAGCATTGTAAGTAATCTCGCTGGTTACGTCTCCGTTGTAAACTTGGGTAAAATATGGGTTGGTTACCACATCAACGGCTCCAGACGGCCCGAATTTACCTGTATCTAAAGGGGTGTTGCCTCCAAGTTCAACATTGTTTATATCGGTTTCAAGCCTATAGTTTACCAATCTCGCCGTCGAAACGTATTGCGGGTCATTTGTGTCTTTGAAAATTTTGAAATAATTCGCTTCGTCAACCAATTCTTGCGAAAGCGTATTTTCTTGCGGATATATAAAACCATAGGAATGGTCGTAACTCGAAATACGGGTTCGCACACCGAGTTGATTCCAGATTTTCTGCCCTTGCGCCGTATCAACGACGTCGTATAGTTGAATGTAATAATCTTTGTATATATTTTCTGACAACCAGCTCTGAATGCGGTTTCCAATCGAACCGAGAATTTTTGCTTCATCGATTACCATATCGTAATACTTCGCATCGGGTTCTTGGACGAGTTCCCCGCCTACTACCGCTTGCCCTTGAGCTAAAACAATTTGCCATTTATAAGGTTGGTTTGCTGTATTGTTGGAAAAGTCGTTTATTTCCGTCGTAGTCGTGCCGCCATACCAAGAGCCATTGTTGTAGTAGATTGTGTTTGCATTTCTGTTTTCGCTTTTCGTAACAATCAACGGAAGCGTCAATGTTGAACCGTTAAGTCCTGTGTTTCTTGCGACATAACTTTGCGTTGCGGTGTCGACGTTAACGGATTCGGGAATTTGTGAAAATTCCGTTCCTTCAAAAATCGTATTGTTGTCGTTGTCAAATATTTTGATTTTGTAGCCAGTCACGGTTTCGTTTGAAGTATTAATTTCGCAACTGATGTATTGGTTTTGCGTCAAGTCCCAACAAGATAAAAACGGGACGCAGTTACTCGGTTTATAAACCGCCATAATTTTTCCTCCTCTGATTTTTTTAATTGAGTTATGGCGGGGGGGGGGGGTTTTCAATCGCCACACCCAAACTTATGG